GAGCAGATTCAGGCGCGAATATCGCTCAGGCACATTCAGGTCCACGAGTACACGGATCCCAGACTCTTGCCATGAGCGAGCGACCCAGCGTTTTCTGTAGATTGCCCAGAGAGCCTCAGCTACGGGTGAGTCGTCAAACAGGCTGATGTTAGGTTCTGCGCTTGCGTTGCAACCAGAAGAGGAGAGCTGCAATGGAGATTTGAGCAACCGTCCAAACCTGCTGTCGTCCACGTACATCACCCATGTACCCGGCATCCACGAGGACCGAGACACGGACCCCCAGCTGCAGACCGGTGGCATCACCGGCGCGCCCTGGAGCTCGAGCAGCAGGCAGGGAACGTCCCACTCATTGTCCGACGGGTACCGGGTAGACATCACCTGCAAATCCTACCAGATTGGCACGACCTCTGCATTCGGTTTTGGCAGCATGTCACCTTCGGCTACTCTGCTCTGGTCTATCCTGGCCTCTGACGGGCTCCCTAGTGGCCCCGGGAGGCGCGGAGCCTCAGGCTGGCACGTTTGTCGCATGTCCCGCAGCATGATCTAAGGACGCGAGCGCTTGATTTGTGCGGCAGGAACCGTACACTGTCATCATGTTCGATGGCTTCTGGGACAAAGTCGCAATTGGAGATCCGGATGATTGCTGGGAATGGACCGGGGTCAAGTCCCATGGCTACGGTATTTTTAGTAGGGGCCGACAACGACGCGCCCACAGGGTAGCCTTCTTCCTTACCCATGGTCGCTGGCCAACCCCGTGTTGCTGCCACGCATGCGACAACCCACCTTGCTGCAACCCATCTCATCTGTGGGAGGGGACGCAGGCGGAGAACATGCTGGACGCTCGAAAGAAGGGGAGAATGCCAACTGCGCAACCGAGGCCAGAACCAACCCGCTCGTTTCGACTATCGAAGCAGCTCCAGGCTCGCTTCCCAGAATATTCCGATTGGCTGAAGGAGAAACGCCATGCGATTCGTCAAAGCAGGCGACAGAACAGCGCGCCTCGAGTTTCGGCTTAGGGCCGACGAGCGAGCGGATATCGAACGGGTGGCCCAGATTGAGGATGCATTGTCCGCCAGTGACTGGGTCAGACGCATTGTACTAGCGGAAACACGCAGGATCCTGGCTGTTGTCGACAAGCAAAACAGGCCCGCGAGTAAAACGACACGTGGTCCCTAAAAAAACGACTGGCCCCTGTTGACTTGTACGGCGTGTGCCGTATACTCATTTCATGATGACCAGCAAAACCGAGAAGACCCAAACCGCAGCCCGCAAGTACTTCGTTGCCGCCATCCCCGAGGTGCTGGACCGCCAGGCCCTCGAGAGCCAAATCGTTCGCTACGCCAGCGCCGGCCGCCGGCTGGACCTGGTCGCCGCAGAATGGGACGTGGAGCTGTGGGCGGTCGAGGCAGTAGCGGCCAGACTGGTCGGGTGAGACACTGGCACGCCCCATGCAATAGCTGAGAGCAGGATCAGCAAGGAGCCAAGACGATGACCAAGACCTGGACAGTCACCCTGCACGGCAAAACCCAAACCTATGAGCAAGACGTGCCCGGAGGAAAGGTGTACATAGAGCACACAACGATGTACCGGGATGAGCCTGTATTTCTGGCTGGGCTGGAAAAGATGCGCGCAGCCGGCGCGGTCATCGTCGAGAGCACACGCTAACGCCAGCCTCCCCGTCCCGCTCCCGTACAGGTCACGCTGTTGGGGGCCTTCGGGCTGTCAGGAGGTTCCAATGGCACTCAAAAAGACCCCAACCACCAGCTACGGACCCAGCGCCCAATTCCACCAGTTCGGATCCGCTTTGGATTTTTCAGATTTCTTTGCTGACCCGCTGCCGGCCGACCACTACCCGCAGCCCCGGCCTCCCGAGCCCCGCAGCGCAGAGGAGCAGGCAGTCGACGCTGCATGGGACGCCGAGCAGGACTGCGACGACTGCGTGCGGGAGCGCTGACTGGCACGCCCCATGCAACAGCTGAGAGCAGGATCAGCAAGGAGACCACGACGATGACGACCTACAGAATCACGAGTCGGACGAGTGGACTTGGGATTCAGACGCAAACCGGAACAACTATCCACACTTTTTCTGCTTCTGTGCACTGCAACTTGGCAAGCCCGTGCGGTACCACGGGGAACATTGGTACAATGCCAAGGTCATTGCCGAAATCAAGGACAGCGATATCAGAACCATGCGCTTGGACGACTTCATCCGGGCAGGGTTCTCGTACTGACGCCCTCCGCCCCGTCCCGCCCCCTCGTCTCCTGGCCCGGGGGCTTTTCGGGTAGGAGAACACATGACCACCTACAAAGCCTACTACGTCACCAAGTACGCGCTATCACGTGGGATCTTTAAGCAAGCCCTGGAGCCCGACGATGAGGGCTATGCCACGAGGCGAGAGACCGGTGGGTACGCCTACTACAAAATCGGCCGCGACTGTTTCGAGTCTCGAGACGAGGCCATCCAAGATGCCAAGTTCCGGGCGGTTGCCCAACTGAAGAGTCTGGACAGGCAGCGCACCAAGCTGGAAGCGTTGGCATACGAGCCGAAGTGGGCAGGAGACCCGCCATGATCCGAATCCGCGTACCAAGACACACATCGCCCGAAGCCATCGCGGCTCTGGGCCTGGCATTCGACCAAGTCGAGATCGAGCCTCACGACGGCCCGCTCGAGGCCGAGGGCGACGACGAGACTACGGAGGCCGATGCGCTTGCAGTGGCGCAGGTCTTCCTGGACTCGATACCGCCTAGGCCCATGACAGACGATGCTGCCTGATGGCCTACCACCGCCGCCCAGAGCGCTACCAGGCCTGCCCACACACGAGATACGCTACCGTGTGGGTGAGCGGCCAGATGCGCGAGCTCGAGTGCATCCACCGGCCAGGCTGCCGGCACAGGTGGATCGTCATCGGGCCACTGCCACTAGCTTGGACCATAAAACAGCAGATCAAGCACGCGCTAGGGAGACGCTAACACCGGCCGGCCGCCACCTGCCTCTTGACTAGCCGGACAACTGGGTGCACACTTGGCCCATGAGCACAAGCTGACGGGCCGCCCTGGTGGCCCAGGAGACATGACCATGACCCAGGCCACAGACGAAAGACAGGAAGACAGGCGAGCGGCGGCCGTGCGGCGCCTCCAGGGGGCCGTAGACGTCCTTCTGGCAGTCGGGACGCTCTGGGCCATCGAAGCCACGGCGGCCTTCTGTGAGCGTGCTGTGGGGCTGCGCGAGGCGCTTTTCGAGCGTGGGCGGGCGGCGTGAGCAACCAGTGCCGGGCAGTAGTAGTATACCCCGATGGCCGTGCCCACAGGTGCCACATGCCAGCCGTCGAGCCCTTCGAGGACGAGCCTGGAGAACCACCGATTGTGCCCACATTGTGCGACTACCATCTAGAAATGGCTGTCGTAGAGGGCATCCCGGTACCTGAATCTGAGGACTTGTCGAAGCAGCCGAATGGAGTCGAGCTTCTGGCTGCCATTGCCAGAGGCTTGAGTCACGCCACCACATTTGACATGGTTGGAAAACACACTGATTGGATGTTTTGGGTGTGATCCCCGAGGCCTTAACCGGCCCAGCGGCCCCGCCGTACTACAGTCATGAGCCACGCAATGACCCCGCCGCCGTCCCTGAGCCTTGAGGGGTACGCCCGCGCCCTCGGCGCCGACGAACCACGCATCGTGGCGCCCAGAGCCATTGTCATCGTCAGTGTGCAGTCTCGCGCCGGGCGCGTTCCCGTGCCGCGCTCGCCGGTCCCGGACGGCAGGACGGTGCCGGAGTGACTCTCATCCAAGGCCCATCTGGACCTTGAGTGGCCAAACCGCTGGCAGACCGGTAAGAGAGGAAGTCTGCCAACCTACCGCTGGCCACCCACAGGGATCCAAATAAACGCCCAGCCTAGGACCTTGACCAAGGCCTCCTCCGCCGCTTGTCTTGTCGCAGCTGCCGTCTACTGCTACTCGGGGTCCCTGGTCATTTCAGGTCCGAGCTCTGATAGGCGGGCGATTCTTGGGCCACTCCCAGGCTGGCAGAGTGCCGGGAGACCGGGACACCGCACGGGCTTCTTGGCGACGTTCGCGTGCGACCCCCAACCAAAGGTAAAGTACCGGTTGGCCTGCCAGTGCCGAAGGCTTTCGTCACGACGGCACGTCCACCCATTTCGGCCGCAGCCGTGCCCCTCGACAGCAGGGACGATTTGGCGCCAGTGGACAAGCGCTTCGAGGCCCGGGTTGACGGGCCCTGTGAATCGTGGGAAAGTCCAACTACACATACTGTCGCCCGTAAGGGTCCCACAGGGCCGGTAGCTCGTCAAGACTTCCGGCCCGTGGTTTTCGTGTGCTCTTGACAAAATCAAAAGCCCCGGCAGCCGTGAGGCCACCGGGGCGAGGAAGAGCCGTGCTTCAAGTCAGCGTAGCACGCCGAGCATCCTGTGCCACAGGGGGACGCGCCGGCGGGCCCAGGGTTTGATGACGCCAGAAATGCCCCCCTGTGCCTGGAATCCGCCAGCTGGAGTACCCCAGCGACCGAGCCCCCAACGCCAGCCTCTGAGAGCACAGCGGACACCTGCCTCGTAGCGGGCAACGTCAGAGAGCTGTGGACGCCAGACGTCGCGGCATGCTTTCGTTGCATGCCTTTTGGTCTGAAGTGGCCCGGCCGAAGTTCCCTCATCGCATTGCATGCCCTCTGGCATGTCACCGCAGCGCCATTCCAAAACCGCTCTAGCCAATCGGGTTTCGTGGTAGGCCTGGGCAGCAGCAAACGCCCGCTCCCCCGGGTCATCAGTCGCTTGGCAGATCGCCACCGCCACCGGCCTGTATAGCGCCTCACGAGCCTCAGGGGTATCGTGGCGGTCCCCGTACCAGGGGGCGAGCGTCATCCACACCCCCAGGATGGCCGCGACGCAGTCACCCACGGCTATCCTCCCAGATCAGCCACGCCACCAGAATGAGCGCCCAAAACCCTGCTGAGATCCCGATCCAGAACGTCATCTTGGTTTCACCCCCCGCGCCTCATCTAGTCGCCACATTGCCAGCTTCTGAAACTCGCGGTCGAGCTCGTGCTGCTTATCGGCAAGCCTCTGGTCGGCAGCCCTAAGTTCCCCGTGCTCCGCGCGCGCGTCCATCACAACCATCCTGGCAGCTGACTCGCACTTGCGTTCCGCCCCAGCTGTCGTCGCATCCCGGAATAAACTGGCGGCCAAAGTGAGCAGCGCACCAACCAGGGTAGCCACGCCCGCGTAAATCCGACCCCGCTGCTTATGCGCATCGATGTGCTGCACCAGGATCGTATGCGAGCGCTCGAGCTTCTGGTCCAGATGCCCGACTGACTCTGCACGGCCCATGGCAGTGAGATCGTCTTCAGCCATGATGAGCTCCATTCTGGCACTGTGGGCATCGTGCTCTCAGTGCTTTCACGTCCGCTTCAACCGCACGCAGCTGCCGTCGCAACTCATGCGGTTCCCCCAGTCTATCCGCCAATTGGTGGAGAGCGCGCGCCACTTGTCCGAATTCGTCTTTGATGGCCACGGCAAGATGACCCTGCATCGTTGCAAACCGCACGTCGAGACTCCGCTCTATACGCGCCAACAACGCGGCATGTGCCGGATCGTCGATCGGATCAGACCCCGGTGGGCTCGTATCACGCATCGTGTCGCGGTCCTCCAGTTCTGGCATCAGTGGCGGGGCCGGCAACTTGTCTGGCACGCTGGATTCGTTGGGTTTGGTCATGATCCGAGTCGATTTCGCATGAGGTGATTGAACCGCTCCTCCCCCTGCTGACGAGCCAGCTCGGCCTTGAGACGCTCGCACTCGGCAAGCGCTTCGGCCCTGAGCTTCCGCTCTCGAGTCGCCTGTGCTCGGGCCCGGTCCAACTTTACACCCATGTCCTCGAGCTCGCGGTCACGCTCTTCGAGCTCGTGGGTCAGTTCCTCGCAATGCGCACACGGGACGATTGTCGGCCAGAGCGGATTGAGTGACGGGTCTTGGGCGAAGGTTATCACTGTGGACACGGTTTTTTGGTTGCTCATGCTCGAAGCTCGCTTCCTCTCGCTAGAATATCGGCCGCTCCGGGTCGTGCTCTTCCAGCCAGTCGCCGAACTGACACCACTCGTCGCTTGGCCTATCGCAGTCGATCTCCTCCTCCGGAGTCACCTCGCTGAACTCTCGGCGCTCTTGCCGACGCAGCTCGTCACGACCAGTGCTACGGTTGTTGAAACGCCTTCTGCCGTGGTAGTTGTCGACACCTCCGACCAACCACTTGCCGCGCGTCGTCGTTTCGGTGCCGTTGGGTTTCATGACACCAGACCCCCGATCGCGATGAAGGCTCCGTCATTGATGGCCGCCAGAACATCGTCTGCCGTTGATGCGATGTCGTGGTCGACAGCTTCCTCGCAGTAAGGGCAGGTGTAGCGTGTATCATCCGCGCTACCGTCCCAGTCCAACGTATCGGGTAGCTCGTGGCGCCACACCCAGCCGGCGCCTTTGCAGACTTCGCAATCCGGACTGCCACAATCTTTGCGTTTCACCGGTCGATGTCCTTGAGCTGCTGATCGCGTTCCCGCCGCATCTGTGCCCAATCGTCATCGGTGAGGTTGAGCTCGAAGAGATGCGGCTCTGGAACCTCTGGGTTCTGTGGCAGGACGGGATCGACTTCAGGATCGAGAATGAGCGGAAGCGCCCCGGTGCATAGGTCATGGTCGATTGCGTTTGGAGCGTTGACCTGGCCCTGATGCAGCGCCCCGCGGTCCCAGGGTCCCACGCGGTACTGGATGAGAGCCGGGCGCACCCCGCCGGGACTCGCATAGACTCCGGGTGTCGTCCGCCAATGGGCCACCCATAGCGGGACCTCAAGCACCCACGACGGCTTGCCAAGCAGCGACCAGTCACGCTGGGTTATGTAGAGCCCGCAACCCCCATGCACCTCCGCGATCATCTCTCGGACCGCATAGAGCTTCTCGTCCCATGACGGGCGCGGCGGGTTGCTGCCCTTGCCGCTCGAGTCCTCGACGTCGATCCAGGGAATCAGATCTCCAGGGGCCAGATCGCATCTGGCGGCGATGTCGAGAAACGCTGTGGTCTGTTCGCCGACCGACAGCCAATCCGCGAAGAAGTGGTAGAGTCCTACCTTGCACGACCGCTTGCGGAGCGCCTCAATATGCTCGACCGCTCTCTTGTCTACGCGCGCTCCGAACGTGGCCCGGCAGATCACGAAGTCAGCAAGCTGCGGGATCTGCCAGGTACCCTGGTACTGCGAAACGTCGACGCCGTGGAGCGCGAAGTCGGAAGGGGCCGTCACACCGTCACCTTCTGCAAGTCGTCATTGCATCGCTTCAGGTCGAAGCCTGGTGGGCTCCTGCCACCGGCAAACATTTCGCTGCTCAGTAGAGCGTATGCCTCGTCCACGCACTTCTGCCACCATCCCCACGTGACTCTCTGGTGGCGTCCCCACGTGATGACGCTGAGTCCTTCCGTGTCGCAATCTGTGGCGAACATCGCGTGCCCACCGAGCACGTCATCTCCGGGTGATGGGGCATCCCAGACGTCCGCCCCACGAATCGATTCAAACAGCGTGGCGCCGAAGTAGAGCCCTCCAAAGAGCCAGATAGCCATCTTGACCATCGTGAGATGGAGACGCTGCACCTCGACGTACGCCAAGATCCGGTGGCCTCCGAGTCCAGTGTGGCGTAGATGGTTGCAACCGGTGACCATGTAGGCGCCGCGGTCGGTCTCGGGTTGCCCCGGGACATATCCGCTGATCGCGCTGTACATGGTGATGACGTCGTCATCGCTGACCGTGACGGCATTCTCCGGTCTGTGCGCATTCCCCGTCCACGACTGGATCGCGTGCCCGGCAGCCGCAGCGACGCAATTGCCCAGCCGATCGTTGGCCATCATCCCGAGATCTTCCGGGCACCAACGTGACCACTGGAAGGCTGTCGGAAGCACGGGCAGCCGAGACGACATGTAGTCCGACAGCTTGAGCGTGCGCGGATCGATCTTTGGAGGGAGTTTGCCAAGTTTTCCGATGATGCTCATTGGATCCTCCCGCACGCTACCGAACCGCAATTCTGGACTGTGGCCTTGTCTTTCGCGTGAATCACGCAACTCATGTCCAAGGTCGTACGGCCCTGGGCCTCGAGCTGCATGATGGTGCGGGTCTCCTTCAGGCAGGCGGTCCCGCCACTCCCTTCGGGGCAGCCAACTTCCGCTAGGCGACGACAGAACGCGACCTCTGGAGCCTCGACCCCGCCGGTGCCCACGTTCCCCCCGGTGCCCGGGGCTCCGCCTGTCGCTGGCTGGGCCCCGCCAGTGGCAGGGACCGGACCGGGCGGAACAGGAGCAGGATCCTCGCAACTAGCTGCCAGGAGAAAGGCCAGAGCCCACGGAATGGCAGCCAAGATGAACGCCCGGATCATACCGCGGCCCTCGTCTACTGCGAACATTCTCGAGCCCAGCTCTCAGCCGCACCCTCGGAAAGGTACTCGGCACCTGCTGCTGCTGCAGCCGTGACGGCTGTGCCAGCGGCAAGCCCGATCCTCGCCGTCTTGTCGTCGACAGGAATGGCCGAAAGACCTTGGGCACCCGCCAAGACGGCCGATACCTTGGCGACTCCGCCCCAGGTTCGGTGTTGGTTGTCGAGCGACTGGCACCGCTCCGACGGGGCAACGGCCACGGACTTGTCTGGGCTACGAGCGCGCAACCCGGCGAGCCGAGCTTCCTCAAATGAGCCAGCGCAGCCGACTACCAGAACGCTGAGCAACAGAAAGCTAGCCACTGTCGTTTTTCCGGCTTTTCGCGCACGCCTCGACTTGCCGCCAACGGCCTGAGCTCCAACGTGCACGACGTTCGCGCCTGCGCCCGCAACGCTCCCGTTGATGACCGCCACGCTGGCGACGAGCCACCACGGCGTCAAACCCTGGTCCATCGCGAAGACCGCCAGCAGCCCAATCGTCAGCACGAGCGCTGGCACCGCCGACCATTTGCCGGGCAACATCTTTGGCCCGACGCCCGTGTAATGCTCGAAGAGCGCAATGGCTGCCGTCACATATCCCGTAGCCTCGAGCGTGTGCACGGCATTCGCCATGACTGCGTTGCTGATGAGTTCTATCATGTCATTCTCCTGCCGGCCGAGCCGGCTCAGTCCTCTGCGTTCCAATCGACGCACATTGTGCCATCGCTGGATCGTACCACGGATTGCAGGCGAGCCACAGGCTGGCCAGTACCGTGCCGATCATCCGCTGATCGTCGGCCACAATGACGAGGTCGGTCTTGCCGTCACCTGTCGCCCGGTAGACACCGCGCCACGTACACGGGCAGCCGGTGTCCTGCCCTTTGTCCTCGCAGCCCTGTGGAGGAGCGAGCACCTTCTCGAGCGTCCTCCACCCGGGCAACGCGCACGAGTCACGAGACTGGCCCAGCACGACGACGAAATCCTGCGGCTTCGAAGTCTCTACGTCGAAGGCGCAGCCAGCCAGCTTGGTCCGCACCCAAGGCGGCAACGCGGCGACGCATGCCGCGACCTCCGTGTAGACAGCGTCCAGGTGTGCTGGGTCTGCCGGGCCCTGATACCTGATGCCAAGCGGCGTGACACCGTCCACGCGATACGCACGCTCCACCTCGCTCAACGTCGGGTAAAACGCTTCCACGTGTCGCTGCCGGTCGCTGATGGGCGAGCAGGCGAGTAGAGCTGCAGCAAAGAGCCAACGCATCATTCTGCCGGCAGCACACGCAATGCTGTCCACTGGGCCGAGAACACTTCCATGTTGCTTGTGAGGCCGTTGCCGGTTCTGGCCACGATACGCAGCACGTCACCCTCCTGCAGCTGGACCAGGTCGCTTGCCGAACAGCTCGAGAGTATGCCGCCCTCACAGCGCGACTCTACGGTCTGTACATGAACTCCGCTACGATTGCGGTTGATGGCTATCTCGGTATCCTCACTGGCGGTCAGGCTTGCGTGATACTTCAGCTCGTACCACCCATCCCCCCCAGATTCGACTGTCAGCGTACCGCTGTCCAGGTCTGGAGTGAGCCCACGCCCACCAGTCTCAGGTGTGGCGCTACCGGTATCGAACCAGTCTGTGGCCTGCCACGTTGTACCAGTGACGCTATCGGACACACCGCTTGCTCCCTGGCTCGGTAGGCGCATCGCCGCCCCGGCCTCGACCGAGTCAAGACCAGCTATGATGTCGAGATACCCCAACGTCCTCAAGGCGGCTTTCGCTGCCAAGGTGGCCACCAACTGAACTCTGCTAGGAACGCTCATTCTACCGGCCCCAACCCGCATTCGCGGAAGCTGAATTCGAGCGAGAACTGTCGGTTGCTGTTGGGCAGCTCGCCCACTGCCTCGATGATCTTGTTGCCCAGTGCCAACGGCCCCGGCTCGTCGAGCACGGCATGCCCGGTCGCGGTTGGGATCTCCACGTCCCCCGCCTCGTCCGGCAGCCCGACGCATTGCACGGTCGGGCCAGGTCCGGGAAGGCGCGCTGCGGCGTGCGTCCAATCGCTGTCGATGACGGGCATTGGCCCCTTCGTTGTGCCGACCCACACGGCCCAGAAAGTCTGGTCGACGCCGGGCAGGTCGAGCGCCGCGCGCAAGATGGGAAGCTCTGCTTGGGTAGGTGTGATCTTGGGCATCAGGCCGTCTCCCCGTAAACGCCGGCCATCCGCTGCGCTGCTGCCTGTAGCTGCGCGTACGTGTATGTTCCGGCCAGAGCCAAAATGTCACCCCAGAACTCGTCTTGGGTTGTGCCTGGGAGGCCGTCCGAAAACGCGGTCATCGTTGCACTGGACAAATCTGCATGCGTGATCGTGTCCTGCAGCACACCGCCGATGTAAAGCTTCCGGGTGCGCCCAGCGCCGCCAACCACGGCCCAAGACACGCCAGCGGCCACCGAGGCCGCAAGACCTGATCCGTACGTCTGAATGTCCTCCGTGCTACCATCATGGCGGCGCGACTTGAGCTCGGCGCCATCGATGTACAGCGGCACGTCTGCGATCGAGCCTGCGCCAGTCCACGCGCACGGGGCTGCATCGTCGCCGGTGCCGCCCCAGATCCCTGTAACAGCAAAGACAGGATCATCTCCAGAAGCCACGGCGACCAGGGTAGCGTCATCCGATGACGTAGTGCTTGCCCTGCCAGCTTCGCGGTACGCTACAGTGACTCCGCCCAACGTTTTAAACGACGCCTGGTACAGGCGTTGCGTTGCAGCGGTCCCGTTCGACAGGTTCGCGCCTGTGCCAGATTTGTCGGTCGCTGTCTGGAGGCGGATTTGGGCGAGGCCGCCCGTCGCGTCGTCTGGCAGCCAAATACGGAATGCCTCCCGCCCGTCTCCCTGGTAATTGTGTCCAAGATTACCGGTACAGGACCAGACGCGAACTCTTGACGACGCCGGAATAGCCCGGTATTCGATCGAAAAGCGTCGCCACGTACCCACAGTTTCCGCCAACGCGATCGTGATCCCTGCAGTCGTGCTGCCGATTGCTCCAGTGGTCAGATTCACATATCCGTAGCCGCTTCCGCTGTAGTCGATTCGTGCCCATTCACGCCCTTGCGGCTGCAGCCAGACCTCTTCGTCGACCCACGCATCAGCGGCATTCGAAAACGGGCCCTCAGCAAAATGATTCGACGGACTACCGTCAGTTGACTCGCTGACCGAATATGCTGTAGACCCGGATTCAGGATCTGACAGACTCTGTCCGATGGTCGTGTTGGTCTTGTTCCACGACGTGTAGACATTGCGTGGAACTGCTGCCGCCGTCGTCCCCACCGTCCCGAGCACATCATTCGCCGGAGCCCAGAGCGCGGCTTGCACGACCGTGCAGGCGAGGGTGCCGATCACGACGTCGTCGCTCGTGCGCCGGATCTGCAGCTCGGTAGCGCCAATGTCCGCTGTCACGGCCGTCACGTCAAGCGTGAAGGTCCCGCCACCAGCCGTGCCCGTGCCCCGACTCGCGCCACCGTCAAACGTCGCGTAGATGGCCCCGCTGCCTTCAGCCGTCCCGCTCACCTCATACGGCATGTTGATGATGATGATCGAGTCTGCGGCCGGATCTGAGATGGTGACGGAGGAGACGCCGCCAGCTGCTATGATCTTCGCAATGCCAATACCAATGCCGATTCTCATGTCAACTCCAACTCATCGCGCTAACCCACTTGTCGATCTCACGCTGCACTTCGAAGTCGCGGAATAGCCCGGCGTATGCCGCATAGTAGGTGATCGTAGATGTTCCTGCCTGCTCATCGCCGTCGGGCAAGGCGAGAAAAGTGACACCACGCATGATCTCCGTGCCGGATGGCGGCGTCCCCGAGTCTGTATCGGTGCTGCCATCGGCGTAATGGATGTCAACATTGAAATTACTCGAGTCGTACCGCATCACGTAGATCCCCGCTTGGGTGCGGTCCGGTACGACGTTGGTGAAGATGTAGAAGTCCCCCCAGTACCAGTTGACGTAGTCGTAGTCCGGCTCGAGCGGCATCCAGAAGGCATGCTCCCACCCGTATGCGGCTCCAGTGACTACACGTTGCCTGACAGTTGTGCCGGCTCCAAGCCTTGCGATGACGATCTCGGTCGATGGTTGCGGGCATCGAAAGGCTTTAGTCGGGTCTGTCGACAGCAGAAACGCATCAGCGTTTCCGCCAACCGACGGACGCCCGCCGTAGTCAGAGTCAGAAGATGTGTAGTCCGGGTAGTAGGTTGCCGGGTATGTGACCCCTGAGAAGGGGACGACGCACACATCTGCCGCGCCACCCCCGGTCTTGGGTGTCCAGGTATCGACCGAACCGCCACCTCCGGTCGTGGCGATCTTGAAGGCTGCGTCGTACTCAATGATGAGGCGCTTTGGGTTCGGGATGAGTCCAGGACAGAGCGCGCGCGTCATGGATCCATGTCGTATTTAGGTTGGTGCCAAAGACGCGCTATCGCGTAGCAGTTGTTGGCAGTTGCTTTGGCCTGCACCAGCAGGTTGGTGCTAGAATCGCTCAACGCCACGTCGGAATCACCAGGCAGCCCAGATGTATCGTCGAAATTGGTCTTCGATACCTCAATCCCAGAGCCATCGCCGTATACAGTTGCCTCTACCGTAGCCTGCCCGTACACAGAGGGCGTGCTCTGCTCCCACAGCGTGACCTCGACGCCGACCCGAACGATCTCATGTTGCGCGAGCCCAGTGGCATATGTGAGAATGGTGGTGAGCGAACCCCCGCCAGTCAGCGCTGTTTTGCTGCCAACGTCCGTGTAGAAGTTGTCGAGGTTATACGCCCCAAGGTCGAGGTTGCCCTGCATGGGGTCGTTACTGGTGTTGAGCTTGAGGAATTCGTTGGTGCCGATGTGCCCGAGGATCGCCGTGGCTAACTGAGTCGCGTGGAGTGCTGTCGTAGGGGCCATGGCGCGTCGGTATCCTGCCGGTACCTCGCTCATCCATTGGGTGTGGATCGCGTAAGCCAGCCCTGTCCCCGTTGCCGTCCCATCAGCGGCCACCGTCACCGAGCCAACGACGTAGTCAGCCAACCGTCAAACCTCCCGAGTGAGCCAAGATCACCGAGCCCGAGTTGGCAGTCGCGGGCGCGGTTGGTGACGCTGCCTGAATGGCTTCCAGAAATCGGTAGTAGACCTGGAGCAACACCGGCAATGCAGTCGCCGAGTTGGTGTTATCAGCTGAGTCGTGATAGGTGGTGTCGACACGGTGCGCCTCATAGGCTCGCCACAGGTCGGCTAGCATCATGCACTGGCTGAGTGGCTCCTGCTCGTTGGCGCCGGCAACTATGAGGGCGTGTGCCTGGTCAGCTCGAGCCGCCGCGCCCGGGGCGTGAAAGTCGATAGTACCGATTCCGGCACCGTCCTCGTCGTTGGTCATGTGGCGTGTCAGCTGCAGGCGCAACTCATTCGCCGACTTCGCCACGCCAGCTGGACTCCCCGGGACTCTGAAACTGCTCGACACCGTGTTTAGCGTGTCGGCCTCAGCATGAAACGTGCCGCTGGCGCGGTGCGCCTCGTATTGCACGATCAGGTCATCAATGATGCTGCTCGGAGTCCCGAGCGCCGTGGCCGCCGCCACGCCACCAAGCGCCGCCAGGGCCGCAACGACGGTTGTGCTCGCAGCCGCCGTCTTCGCCCGGTCGGTGGCCGGATTCGTGAGCGCTGGCGTTACCTCGCCGTGGGTCCCGACGAGCGTCGGCCGAATAGTCGTCCCATGCACGTAGAATTCGAGGGTCGCTACGTCTGGTGCCACTCCAATCTCAGCCGTCACCTTGTCCGCTACCGTGATACTGGAGGCTGTCGTGCTGAGCAGCGTCTCAGACTGGTACCGGTCAGGATCGTCGCGGTACCCACCGCCGTGGGTCGTCTCGCCGACGGTGTACTCCTCGAGTGACAGCACGTAGACGCCGCCAACGCCAGGGCGAAACGTCCAGGTGTCTGCTACTGGACCAGCCCACAGCCTTAGCCGCGTGTCGTCAGTCGCGTCGAGCTTCGCCTGAGTCTCCGATCCTGTAGGTGCCGCGGTCGCGTACACCCGGACCATGTTGCCCGTCGTCGCGGAAAACGTGACCAGGCACGGCCTCCCTGGGATCGGATAGGTGGGTTTGGTGGTGATGGTTACCGACACATGTATCCCAGTCTAGCAGTAGACCATGTATGTCAGGTTAAATGCGACCTGAATCCTATAGACGCGGAATCCGGCCTGTGAGTTGGTTGACCCCTCGTTGGTCAGCATCGCGATCAGGTTGCCTGAGCCATTTACTACCAATTCGCTTTGGCCTGACAATGTGATCAGGTGGCCGGTTTCGAACGCGGTGTAGTCCGCCGACGTATCCGTCTGATTATCCACCAGAGTCACCGCGCCATATGCGGCAACCCGATAGAGCCGAAGATCCGGCATGCTACCAGGCAGCGCAGAATGCGAACCAGGGTCTCCCTGGACTTCGGCGACAACGCTAGTTACAGTCGCCAACTGCGGGATGCTTGCCATCCCGACTTGAACCGCCCCATTGCCGGCCGCAATCGCCGACTTGTACGACAAGGTACCATTGTTGAAATCCTGCCAGTCGCAGGCGCCGTCACCATCGGCATCGATCCCCTGAATGTCTGGAGCTTGAAAGTTGACGAACGTCGCCCTGGTCGTGATCGTGATCTCGGCACCAGTTGCGCACGCGACCACGCTGCCGCTTTCTAGGGTGATCGTCTTCCCGTTCTTGACGTTTCCGTAGAACCCGCCGGTGCCAAGCAACCCGATGGCCGTCGACGGAGTGAAGTCACCGCCAGCGTAGCCGTCCACGGCCCGAGATAGGTTAAGGTCAATGTTGGTTGCGTGAGCTGACGGCAACTGTGACCCGAATGAGTACCCAGCCGGTTGTTGCCTTGAAAAGGTCATCTGAACTCCTAGAACGTGTCGTAGTCCATTCTCGAAATGTCTAGCAGGAATCCCGGCGATGTGTCGGTATCCCAGCCAAATGTCGCGTGGGCTGGAAGAGCCATGTCCATCAGGCGAAAGTACTTGACGTCCATCAGTTGCAGAAATTGCGTAGTGCTGAGTCCAGGAGGCCAGGACACCTCGACCCAGACGTGGCAGCGCCCGCTGGACCATTGGTACCCGCATAGCGAGTAGGACGGATCACCCGGGTCCCCGTTTGGCCAGAACGTGTTAGCTGGAGGGTCGTCGAGGTCGTTGGTGTTGTTGCGGTGCACAGCGACCAGGGAGTCGCCGAAGAGCTCGCCAACGGCCGCGTCAATGGCGTCAGGCGTGCAGCCCGTAAGCAGCTTCATCCTGACCGAGCAGTCGCGGCGGACCTCCCAATCTGGTGTCGACGGTCCAGTTTGTACCCGGAAGCATTGCGCCCAGGTCGGCAGCAGGTCGCTCGATGTGGCAGGCACGCAGTTGTTCGTGAAGCGCTCGATTGCCCTCTGGAGCCCCGCGCCGTAGAGCCTCGCAAGTGCCAGTTTCTGGCAGTGGACAAGGCCCGTGCGGTTCTTCGTAAACGCGCTTCCCAGCATGTCCTCAAATTCAAGGTACCAACTCCAGGCGTAGGGCGTGGTCTCGTCCTCGGTGTCGATTTTGTCGAGATCTCCGCCGTAGTCCTCTATCTGGTAGTCGTCGCCAACTGTGCCGTAGATCCGCAGCGTCATCTTGATGTTGGTGGCCACGCCAGGGATCGTCGTGGTCGTCACCGTGATGACGTTGTTACCGCTGAATTCCTCAAGAATCACGTAAGGAGTAGACCCGTCTGCCGTTGCGCGCGCGCCAGTGATTGAGATGCGCCGCGCTACCCCGTGCGGGTCCTCGAAGTAGGCCGGGAAGGTGATCGTGCTGATCCCGGTCCCGCCACTGGCCACGGTTGGCGCGTCGGCTGTGTCGCAGCTATTCCAGCCGTGGTAAGCGTGGATCGCCCCGCCCTGCGTGAATGTGATGTTGGCAATCGGCACGGTGCGCCGTACCGCAACCAGATCTGCTACCAGACGCAGGTATTGGGCAGCCGAGACGCCAACCTCTGAGCCATTCCCGGTTAGGCGCAGCGGCAGGGGGGCGAGCGCGCCAAACACGTCAGGAGACCTCGACCGTGAATTCTGCGTCAGCTACGGCAGCCCCGGTGTCATCGAAGGCGGCCAGCGTAACCACGCTACCAGCGACTGATTTTGTCACGTAGGCCACGCTGGTATCGGCACCGTCTGCCGAAACGTGCTCGATCGTCAGAGCTTGCGAGACGCCATACGCGTCGCTGTAGCTCGCATCAAACGTCAGCGTGATGGACCCGTCACCAACCCGCGCGCCTGCTGGGAATCCAGTCGGGGCAGCGTCACCCTCGTAGCTTGTCGACCGCACGCCGCTCATCAGTCGGCACCACTGGATGGTCGGTGCTGCTGGACTCGAGTCATTGCACGTCACGTATAGCTTCGCGAAGTCTGCAACTCGCACAACGCCTGTCAGGTCCTCGACCAGCCGCGAGAATTGCTCGGCTGTGACGTCGGTGCGTGGGTTGATGGCCCCCTGCGACTGGTAGTTGGCCTTGTTGACGTCGCCGCCGTAGTCGTCAAACGTAACCGTCCTGGCCCATGCGGGGCTGCCTGTCGGGGTGACTTCTGCCATGGCTAGATCTCGTAGATCCCGAAATGATTCGGGACGAAGATGTTGGGCGCCGTGTTGATCGAGCCCGGGACCGTGGGCGCTGTTGCGCTGCGGTATGCATACTGGATGTCCGTGATCTCCACGTTTTTGGCCTGAAAGTCCAACAGCTCAGCTGTCGTCACACCAGACCGCGGACCGTCTGCGATGAATGGCCGACGGCTGTCGCGCGGAGCGATGCCAGATCCGCTGATGTTCTCTCCAGTCCCCAGCGTCTCCATGACCTCAGTCCAGGCCTTAGCGTAGCCCTCGGCGTTTTCCATTCCTGGGCTGACGTAATCGCCGACCGCAGGCTCGTTACCTGCCGCGTCAACCAGCGGTGCCTCAAGCGTCAGGACCCACGCTGTCGTTGCCCCACTGTGCGATATCACCAACTGGCGCACGAATGAGCACGTGGCCGGAGACCACCACTCGATGTGCGTCTGGCCGTCGATTGGTTCTGTTGTGGTCGCAGCACCGACCGTGATACTCGGCGTCGAGCTGGACACTGCTGTGATAGCTACCTTGGTGTCGCCGCCCTCAAGTGGGGGCCACGGCTCGACGTCGATCCAGCCGTTGCCATTGCCGCCGGCCAGCTTGGATGCTGGAATTGTGACTTGGATCGCTACGTTGAGCTCTTCGTCCGCAGCAGCCTGAATGACGTACTGAGCCGCGTCGTTGCTATAGCTTTGGATCGCATCCCTCACGATTGCCACCGCCGTGTCACTCATTGCTCGACTGAAACTGTTCAGGTCACGGTAGAATCCGCGCACAGGCACAATCTTCGTGCTTCCAGGACCACCAAGCGCAGGATATACGAAGCACTTCTGCACACTTGCCAGGGCATTGAGTGCCAACAGGATCAGCCCACCCCAATTGCCCGACGTGTCCGCCGCGTTGGCCATGCGGGTGAGGATCCGCTCCAGCTTTCGCGACGGTGTCTCGGCGTCCTCACCGCCTATCAGTGGCAACTCGTAGCTGACGATCGCCTCCGGGTCGACGTTGGTGGGCGCGCTCGCAAACCTGACCTTCGTCCCTCCGATAGCGTTGACATCCTCGCCCTTGTCGAGTGAGACCACCGGGATTTCGTCCCCATCACCGACACCGAGCGAATCCCCATCAGCTGCGATCCTGCGTCCGTTTGGCAGCACCATGACGGTTCCGTCGGTCACGTCCCCGGAACCTGTCACGGTCAGACGTACAGCTCCCGTCGATACGCTGGGCTCAACCTCTGGTAGGCCCAAAGCAATCCGCCAGCGCTCCAGGTCATCTCCCGCAGCATACAGCGGCGTGATGCTTGTCGACGCCGCTGCAATCTGCGAGTATTGCACCATGGACGCATTGGCCACGGCAGTCATCCAAATGTGAGTGTCGGTCCCTGGGGTAATGGCGAGCGTGGTCCCGAGCTGATACATGGCAAGACGGATATCGCTCAGCAGATCGTTCAAGATCACAGCTGCCGAATCCGGGACCCACAGCTTGCCGATGACTGGGTCGGTCATACGTTCACCTTGTCGTTTTCTTCGGTCGCCGTGTCGGTATAGTCCACCGTGATTTTCGACCTTCCAATCGGATCGCCGTGCTCTACCAGGATCTCGTTCACGATGATTGAGCCGTCCGAGATGAGGTCCGCCAACGCAGCCCTGACAGCCTGCTTGACCTCGATCTCGTAGGCTTGGCTAATCTTCCCTGGCAGCTTGACTCCAAGCCTCGGCAGCACTGTCGAGGACCCGCGCAGCGTCCCCAGTGTCAGCCATACACGCTGCCTGGTCGTGGGCATGCGTTCGATCTCGCCATCGTCACCGATGATGTAGTCCCCGGTCAGATAGTCCAAGTACCGCGCATTCTCCGGAGCGTCCGGCGCCTCGTCTGTGTCGACGGGTGCGCTGTAGCCGCTCGGGTAGAATCCGGCAGGTTGCAGGGAAACTAGTGCCATGACAGTAGGTAGGTCGAGACCCCGGGAGGGGAGGGAGGCGCCACTCCCGGGGCTCGAAGTGTGTTCAGCGACGATCGAGTGGGCAGGGAATGGTCAAGAAAGGAAGCTCGGGTAGGGACGGGAGCGACAACGATGGGATCGGCAGCGCCAACTCAGGCAACTGCAACTTGAGTGGAAAGCCAGGGATCGATACATCAAACGTCGGGAGTTTTGGGATCTCGGGGACAGCGAGACTGGGGATCAGCAATGTCAAATCCGGCAACCGCAACTTGAGCGGGAAGCCTGGGATCGATACCTCAAACGTCGGGAGTTTTGGGATCTCGGGGACAGCCAGGCTCGGAATCGGCAGAGTCAGATCTGGAAGCTTGAAACTGCAGTTGCTCATCAGCCAGCGAACACCCCGGGGACAGGCGCTGCCGGGGACCCAGCAAGCCCCATGGGTGCCTTCGGGGTGCGTCCGCCCATTACGAGGGTACCAGTCAACGCGATCGTACCGTTCTTCAGCTGGATTGACGCCTTGCCGGTCTCGTCTGTGAACACAGTTCCATTTTTCTTCGACTGCTCCCAATGGCAGCCATGACCGGTAATGGTTGTCTGCTTGTTTTTTCGGTCAATAATCACAGCGAGGTCGTCGTCAACCACCAGCGCCACCATGCCATCCTTGAGGAAGATCCTGCTATCGAACCCATCTCCAGTCGAAAACACCACCGTCTCCCCAGGCCCCAGCTCGTAGTACGTCTGGGTCGTCCGAGAGTCGACAGCGCCGACCACGACTCCGTCCTGCCCCGGGGCGTCGTCGAGTAACACCCCTTGGGCGGACCCGTTGTCGTTCGCCGGGGCAGGAACCGCCGCGAAGCCGAGCGCGAATACCATGTTGACCGAGCCGTAGTCAGGAGGATCACCGCCCTCAGGCTGTGCACCCTTGCAGACGGCCGTGACCATGCCGGTTCTTGGATCCAGCTTCGCGGATGAGATTTCAACGATGTCAGTCACAGGACAAGACTCCCAGGCCGAATGAGCTGTAGCGTGGTCGTGGGCGCCGACCCACGGCTGTGCTCAACCGTGCGCTCCAGCACCCACAGATCTTCATCGACGTCCTCGATCTCGTCGTGGACCGTGGCCATGATGTCGACACCGTAGATGGCCCCCGAGTCGACGTTGACGACCCCTTGGAGCTTGCAGTCGTAGGTCAGCGTTTTCCGAAGTCGCTCGCTCAGCATGCGCCGCAGCCCGCGCTCCAGCTGCTCGGCGTTCTTCGATTCCTTGTCCGAGTAGTAGAGCGGTCGGTAGCACGGAGCCGGAGAATCGTAGAGGACCGTCGGCCCTTTGCCCTTTGGGTCGAAGAGCTCTTCGACCACCGCCACGCCGCTATTCGGTCCGGTGATGATGTACTGGATCTCTGTGTTCTTGTAGAGCTCGCTGGGGCTGCCCGCACTGAATGACGGGAGAGTTTTCGAGAGACCACCAGCAGCACTTCCCGTCGCCACGCCGCGGCCCTTGGCGGCCGTCACGGTGGGTACGTCGGACCAGTCGCGTTTCGCTGTCCCGTTGAGGATGTTGCCCGGGCGACTCAACCGAATCAGCGGCCCCTGCTGGTATTCAGGCTGGCAGAGGCAGATCTCGTTGCGCCGAGTGCTCGGCTGGATGGTTGCCCCGTGCCGCGCAGCCAGCTTGTTGGCCCACTCGAAGGTGCCGTCACCGTCCTGCGGCTTGTAGTCCTCGATCTTGATCGAGCGGAAATCTCGCGCTGGAGCTCCGGTGTACGGGTTCTTCCCGGTGACTGCGTTGCGGAGCGGGTCAAAGTTCCCGATTGACGTGTCCACACCCCACGGCTTGAATGCCACCAGAATCGCTTGGCTGAGGCTTTCGTCTTTCTTGACACGTACCGCAGGGTCTATGCCACCGTCCATCAGATCCGCGATGTAGTCGCGACCATGGACGCGCAACGCCTTGTCGCCGTCTCCGGTGCCCTCGGTGCCATCGATGCGCCCCAGTAGCTGTAGCTTTCCGTCGATGTACAGCTTGACCGGGCGCAGCGGTCGGAAGGTCCGACGCAACTGCCGAGGGTCCTGGTGATCGTAGACCACCACTTCCCATGCGTCAGTCGGGGTCAGGAAATTCGAGTTGATGCGATACGACTCGATGTTGCCGAATGTCCCGACACCCTCGATCTCGATGGTCGGCTTGCTGTCGAGACTCATCGATTGACCCTGATGTACTCGCCGCGCTTGACCGTGCTCTTCCGCTTCAGTGCCGGGTTCAGGCTGAGCAGCACGTCCACGCTGATCTTGTGTAGTGCGGCCAGCGCAATGATGCCGATCTCGGTCTGGTTGATGATGATCTTCGTTGGATTTGGCGGAGTCGTGGCCGTCTCGTTGAGTCGGTACGCGGCCAAGGCCATGCGGCGTGCATTGCGACGAAACGGCTGATTGTCAGGGTTTTTCAGCGCGTCGACTCGCCTGTCTAGCTGCTCCATCTGTGAGGACAGCCTGGCCATATTGGCGGTAATCCGCGAGCGAGCTACTTCGAGCTGGTCCCCAATTCCACGGATCGCGTCGAAGAGCGGCAGCGTCGGCTCGGGTGGCGCTTCCTGCTGGTAGTCGACTTTCTCCGACTCCTGGTCAAGGAACCCTGCCATCCCCTGCGCTCCCTCAATCGACTCAATCGCCAGCATTTCGGGGGCTTCCGCCGCCTGCTCCGGCGCGTAGATGAATTCGACTTGGACGTCGACGCCATCCCGCCTGTTGACGTCCAGCGTCTCTGACAGGCTCGCGCATTTTGCTTCGATCTCGCCGTGCACCGGGTCGATCAGTATCCCCACCGATCGGTCCTGGCATGCCCGCAGAAAGTCGGGGTAGGCCCTCGTGAACCAGTTGGTCCAGGGGCCCTTGGCCAGGTCCTCGCGGGCCGGAAGCGTGAACGTGTAGGTCGGATTCTCACGGCCCAAGCTGTCGATCAGCTCGTCGTCCCTGAAGACGTACCGGTGGCGAGCAAACTCCTGCCGGAAGCCGAATGTTCTTCCGGCGCACGGAAATCCGAGCCCCCGCCACGAGGCGATCGTCAGTCTTGCGAGGATGTCAGTCATGGGCTAGGCTGAGCGGTTGGAGGCTACATGGACGAGTCAGAGCAGAAAGAGATCCTGGAGCGGTACCGGAAGGCGTTGGAGTCAATCAGGCATCGCGACCCCGGCCTACCAGACGTGCCGGTGTTCCGTGGTACCATGCTGGTCAAGGCTGATGGCACCGAGTACCACTATGACGACGAGTGGTGCAGGGCGGAAGACATGAGGGCGATGGGCGCGAGACTCAAACGCTACCTGGATGTCGCCCGGCCTATCGAGACCTTTAGCGGCGATGAGATCGGCGGTGACCTGAGTCTCTACGTAAGACTAGAAGACGTGGCGGCGTTGTTGGCCGATGCGGATCACATTACCCACGGTTGATGATCGGTGAGTTTCTTCGCGGCGAGTCGGGGCTCGGCGTGCCGGCGCCGCCGGCTCCCTTGAGATCCTTGGCAGCATCCTTCAGCTCCGCTGCGGCTTCCTTCTGGGCATTCATTGCCTCCTGAGCTGTCTGCTTTTGCAGATCCGCCGAGGCTTTCAGCATTGCGTCAATCCGCGCAAGGTCGTCCATAGCAGAGACGCGCTCAGCGGTACTCGGACCTTCCTTCGGGTTTCCGACAATCCGATCCCACCACGTCTGATTGTTGTCGACAGGTGCGTTGATGACGCCGAGCACCTTCTCACGTTCGCCCTTAAGCCGAGCTTCCGTCTCTGGGCTGAGTTCTTGCCCGAACCTTTGACGCTCGACATTCGCAGCGCTAATCGCTTCGCCGGTAGCTGCGGTGGCCAGAGCTGCGGCCGTCTGCTCCTTTTCCTTCTTGTCGAAGTACCAGTTGATGATCGCCTTGGTGATCTCAAAGGACGCCATCCCCACCGTGATTGCAGCCCCAGCCTTCCCCAGCTTTGTCTGTAGAGCAGCATCGAAGGCTCTTGCGCTCACCTTCCCGACGATACCGGAAACCAAGTCCTTGGCCACCAGTGCTCCAACGATAGAACCCATGCCGGCAAGCGGATTACCCGCGAAGAAAGAAGCGAAGCTGGCCATGGCCTCTGCTGCGTCACCTGCGGCAGGGATCAAACCCTCCAGCTTGGGCACGATGTCAGTCAACGCCGGAAGCAGCTTGGATCCGACTTCCGCGTTGAACCTCTCAACGTTGCTAGCCAGACGCTTGTCCATGTCCTGCCGGCGAAAACCGGCAGACGTGGTGATCTCCTCGCGGGACATGTCTGCGTTGTAGATGCGGTTGAACACCGCTTCCATTGCAGCCATGCCGGCTTCAACGTCTTTGAGACCACCTCCCTTGACAAATCCTTGCTGGAACACCTCCGCCGTCTTCTGCGCACGGATACCGAAAAGCTTCCCCATCTTTGGGAGGCTGCCCTTCGTGGTTTTCATGATGTCCCGCATGATGGCCAGCGGGTCCCGAAGCTCGGTAGCGCTTTCGTCTGTGAAGTAGGAGACCCCGTGCACTGTGCCCTGAGCACGTTGCATTTTCGCGAAGCGGGCCTGGTTTTGGATCAGGTCGTCACGGAACCGCTTGATCGAAGTCATGGCCTCTTCGGGACTCGACGCGCCGCCGGCAATGGCGAGCTGTGCAGCCCCAGCCATGGACTTGGCCAGGTGCACGACGTCACCCTCGAAACCATTCGTGGCCGACATGACCTTGCCCATCTGAGTCGCTAGGTCTGCAAATTCAATCGACCCGACCTTGGCTTGGCCTGCCATGGCAGCCATGATGTCCATGGTCTGCTTCATAGACTCGGTGGGGTCTGCCCCGGGCCGAGCCATGAGGTTTTGCGCGATCTGACCAGCTGTACGCCCGACGTCCTCGATCGCTGCACCAGTGGCATCAGTGATGTCAGCCATGAACGGGGCAAGCTGCTGCCCCATCTTCAGGTTACCGCTGATGGCGGTGAAATTGGACAGCGCCTGGATAACGCCAGTCGCACCGAGTCCAGACGAAGCACCCAGCGAGCGTGATTGCTTCATCACGTCGGCCCGGATTTGCTCCCTGGTCCGCTGCTCCCCCGGTGTACCAAGCGCCTTGTTTGCCAGAATCGAGGACTGCGCCTCGACTGACATCTGGTTGCGGATCGCACCGGCCGCGGCGAACCCGCCGCCGAGTGCTAGGAGCCCGGTACCGAACCGGCCCACCGTGCCCAAGGCGTTACCGGTCGACCGGAGCAGCGTGCCCCCAAGTCCAGCAGTAGGCCTTGGGGCCGGCAGTCTGGCCTGCGTTATTGCTCGAGCCTGGCGATTCCGCTCCCGGTCGATGTTGCGCATCTTAGCACGGTGACGCCCATCCTCGGCCGCACGCTCTCGGCTAGCGGCATCCCCAATCACCCGAGCCCGCCGCCGCCCCTCGGCGTCGATGTCCCGGAGCCGTCGCTGATGCCCCGCACGCTCCGCCACAGAGCCCGCTGCGCCCTGGGCCTGCCCGGGTAGCCTCCCCGCCATCGGCGCGCCAGGAGCCCGCCCAGAGCGCTCAGCGGCCAGCATCCCCCGCTTGACCTGAGCCAGCGTGCGCGCCCAGGTCCGTGTGTATCGGTTGGCCGACCGTGTTGCCGAGGCCGCCTGCTCCTGCTCCACCGATCTGAGGACGCGACGGAGCTGCCCGAGGCCCGTGGCTTGGATGTCGTATTGGAGGCGCATCAGAGAATGAGAACAACTAGGGCCGCGTCAACGCACAATGATGCCAACGAGTATGCTGCCAGCAGCAGAGACACCCGGAGCCAGAGCCTATCGCGTAGGCTAAGCCTCAGGTCGATGGTTTCGTGGTTCACAGTCAGCGGTACCGAATGAAGCCCTGCTTCTCGCCGTAGTCGAGCAGGATCCTGAGCTTTTCGAATGGATTGGTCACACCGGACAAGCGTCGTTCAATCTCGGCACGCATCTGGAGAGCCGTGCGCCGCTCCGCTCGGTGGTCCGCGACGGTGGCCGCCCCATCAGTCCTCTGTTTCCCAGTTGGCCATGGCTTGGCACTCTTCGCCGTACTCAGACCATACGTGCAGGTCTTCAGCGTCAAGAGGGTTGAGCTTCTCTTGATGGCCAAGGGTACAGGAGACCGTGGCCCCGCTGAACTCATCGAGGCCCCGGTCATAGAAAGCCGGTTCGTATGCTAGATGCTTACACAAAAGACAATTTCCGGCACGGCACACGGGGTTGGTCATTTCTTGCCTCCCTTGGCCCTCTGTCTGATCTTCTTACCGCGCTCCAGCGCTTCCGATTGCGTCAAGAGCTTGTCGGTTGGCAGCTCCTGTCCGTCTTCGGTCGATCGCGCGGATGGCAACTCGGTAAAGGAGCCAGTGCCAGTCGCTGAGCTCGTCTGGTCGGACTCGGAAGAATCGGGCAACGTCGAGACAGGACGCCCCACTTCGTCCCGTAACGACTTGACCTCCCGGGCCAACGACAGCAAAAGGATGGCCCAGTGACTCGAGTCCAGACGCGATAAAAAATACTCACCCAGCAGCCTGTCTGATAGCCAGGCAGTCCACTGGTCGATTTCGTCTTCGGTGAAGCCTTCGATCTGCCCGTACTTGGCGCGGACAATCGCACACATGTTGAGCACCTGTGCGATCTCTGGCTCTGTGAAGCTCGACCGCAGATGCTCCGGGCTCGTGAACATCCTGAGGTAGCAGCGTGTCCCGTCGCGGCGCTCATGCTCGTCGACATGGACGAGGGAGCGCCACACTACCTCGACCGCCTTGGCCTCTTCGTAGATGTCGCGATGCTCGCCAGGTACCTCGCCGAGTTGCTTTGCATACCGCTGCGCCGCCGCCAATGCCTCGTGGGTCTCGGTGAGCCGCAGCAGCTTGACACGTACCTTCCGCTTGACCACCTCAGGTTCTTGACCGAACTTAGGCGGTTCCCAGCGCTCAAAAACGAAAACCTCGGAGGGGGCCGGCGCCATGAACGCGCGGACCGCCTCCGAGGGCTCGGCTGTGGGTGCTTTTTTATTGTCCGACATGGTGCCTCCTACCAGTCAGCTTGTGAGGGCTGGCTTATTGCAGTTTCTGGATCTCTCCCATGAACGTGGCGGTCGCTTCCGTGCTGGCATTCGTCGACTGGCTGATGCCCGCAGTGTCGAAGTAGCCCTGCGTGATGAGCGACTTGGTGCCGAGCGGAATTTGGATCTCGTGGTAGCTCCCCTCCGCGACGTAGTCGAAGAGCGGGACCTCCAGCCCTCCGATTTCGACAGCCCAGTTGGCGGTGATTTGGACGTCACCGCTGCCTGGCGTCTTGCCCGCGAAACCCTCCAGGGTGTCGACTCGCTGGTTGCCGCCATTCATTGTGGCTTGCCACTGGGTGGCCTTGACCTGGAAGACGCCGTCAATCAGGCCCTTTAGAGCCAGATGGTCTTTGAGTGCCATGGATCAGAGTCCTCCGTCAGCTCGGGGTTGTCTCGGCGAGCAGCCAGCTCACCTGATGTCGTTGGTCGCAGGTGCGTCCAGAGCTGCTGGCCTGCAGCCGGCTCGCGTTGTCCTCGTCGATGATGACGTCGGTCGCTTCCGTCCACTCGTTGATCCGTTGGATCTTCCCGGCGTTGTACGCTGGAGTCAGGACGTTTGCCACGAGCCAGCTCTTGTAGCGGCTCGGCGTCACTGTGCGGGTCGGGAGCTTCTGGTTGGTGTTGATTGTAACGCCATCGGCCAGGTACTCGTCGTCCCGCAAGTGGAAGTTCGCGTAGGTCAACTGGTCGCGAATGATCCACTGGTCGGCCATCTCGTCCAGCACACTGACACGGTGCGATTCCGTGGCGCGGAAGTCGTCGATGGTGCCGGCGGCGTTCTTGGACCGGGTCGTGACATGCATGGTCAACGCGGACCTGGCCTGATTCGACTCGATGCAGCAGATCCCGTCCGTCACAGCATCGTTCTTGTCGTCGGCGTCGGGCCAGTCCGCATTCGCGTATGCCGGCCGGATGAACCAGTCGGCGCCGCTGTAGCCGTCGAAGTTGTAGTGGCTCTCGACCGCCTCCCGCTTCTGCGTGATGGCCATGAGATTGCCTGCCAACGACGCAGGGTCGTGGTCCGAGTTTTTCTGCCACGCCAAGTGGAAACGCTCGCTGTTGAGCGCGACCGCGATCGTCGCCGTTGCGGCCAGCGTGCCCACGGCGCCGCCAAACCCACGAGACCGAAGCCCAGGATTCGGATCGCTCTTGGTGGCGATGTGCGCCAGCGCGCTGACCAGGTCGGCCTGGACCGGACTGGTGAAGCACATGTAGTAGCGCCGCGTCGCGGTGTAGGTGGCCAGGGCAGCCACCAGCAGCGAATTCTCGGTGGTCGCGCCGTCGGCCGCCACGACGTTGCCGCCGCCGGCCGTCCCGATAGTGGCCGCAGAAGCCGTGCAGCCAACACCTTGCCCGGGAGTCACGCTGATGACGCGCATCCGGTAGATGCCGTTCTGTGAGGCACCTGCCACGGGAGCTGTCCCCGTCACCGTGCCAGCTGCGTTGCTCCAGGTCGCCGGAGCATGCGCGATGCCGTTGAGCTTCGCCTCTACGAGGTCCCCGATCGCGGTGGCGCTGTCGCCAGACACGAAGTTTACCGACGTCACAGTGTCGTGGAACTGGAAGACGATTTGCCCGCTACCCGTCGCCGGCCCAGTGACGACGAACTCGCCAGTGGCAGACGTGGCACCACCCCCGGAACTCGGTGCATGGGCGAGGTACCACAGATTCCGGCATCCTGCCTTGAGCGCCATGCGCAGCGCTTGATACGCTGGACCGCGTACGCCGGCGTAGGTATCGGCGTCGCTCTCGGTGCGGATCCGGTACTCGGTGTTGGCCACGGTGCCAGCGGATGCTGCCGCGGCAGTGAACGGGCCCACCACGACTGCTTCGCGAAACGCGGCCGCTGCGCTGGACTGACCCTGCCCAAGCAGCACCTCAACGGCGCTAAACGGGGCCCTGTAGCTGGACGGGTATCCGGTAATGTCGAAGCCAGCCATCAGCTGTTCACCTCATGCTTGGCGCCCTTGGGCGAGACCTTGGGTTGTACGGGAGGAGATCCGTGGAAAGGCACACCGCACGCTCGAGCAGTCTCGGCGTCGGCGGGGATGAGCGGTGGGTCCTGTGCGTCGACGATGAATCTCCGCAGGATCCTCTGGCCCTCCCTGGAGGTCGATTCGATCTCCGTTGGAGTCTCCAGGATTTCGTTGCGGATTTCCGTGCCGACTACCCGGACCTTGCGGCCCACGTAGCGCGGCATATCGCCGGCGACACTCGGCCCCGGCAGCCTGCAAAGATGGCCGGGCTTCGCGAAAAATCTGAGCTTCATCTGTGCCTCGTTTGGGGCGACTGCCCCGGCTAGAATCGTGCTGCTAGCTCCGCCATGCGGCGGGCCAGGTAGTCTCCACCGACTCGGTGGGATGAGCGCCAAGCGCGGTAGGCGAACTTGTAGGGGCGGTTCCCGGGATGGTTGACCTTGGCGAAGAACCTCAGCTCACCGTGCCACACGAACCGCAGTGCTCGAGCTCGCCTCGGGCGAATGATGTGTGGCCGCGCCCCCTTGTCGATGGGGTTGGCGTAGGAGACATCGTTGTAGAGCTTCAGAAGCCGGCCGCTCGATAGGCGCCTGACCTGGTACTTCTGACCGCGCTGCAGTCGCCCGGTGCGCGGCTTGAATGCCGGGTATCTCTGGACGTGGTCGATCGAGTGCTTGCCTGCTACGTGGAGCGTCTCATCCAGCATCCGCTCGCATTCGGCAAGGAAGTGCTCGTGGCCACGGCGTACCTCTGCCTGGTTGACCAGCTTTAGCCCGAACACTCAGGACGCCAAACCTTCAATGAACAGCAGGATGTTGACCAGGTAGCCGACGAACAGCAAGATCCACAGGGCGGCGCGCCAGACGCTCAGCTCACCAGTGACCACTAAAGCGCGCCCCAGTACCAGTAGACCAAATTCTTCTCTCTGACGCAGTCGGAGCCGATGAAGTACCACGGGCCCCCGGTCGCCGGGGATTGTGGTGTAGGAGGCGGCTCATCTATGGCTCCCTCGGTGGTGGCGTAGGACGAGAACGCGACGGGCATGAGCAACATGCGCCCTGTCGCCGCGTCCACTGTAAACGATCTCAGCTTCCCATCGGTGTCGACGCCGGCCATCATGGCGGCACCTACCGGAGCTTCAGCGCCCAACTCGTCGATTGTCGGGTCACCGGCTCCAGTGACGAGCACCGTACGGGTATCATAGCGCGCGTTGGAGCTTGCCTTGTAATTGTCCTCGAAGTCCTGAGCCTCTGGTGTGCCTTTCGGCAGAAGGATCCAGTATCGCTCCGTGTCGGCGGCTCGGATGTTCGTAGTGAACCGGGGAACTCACCGTAGTTCAGCGCCAATCCCTTTTTTACAACCGTAATCTGCTTGAATTCTTCCCAGTCGGGCACATGAATCATGGCCGGCTGTGCAGGGATGTACGTCATTCCCCACCTCGCACTTCTACCTATCTGTGTCGTCTCACACCAGAGTCCACTTGACCCCATTGTAAACGGTGGTAACGGACTCGTAGTTGGCGTTCATCACGAACGTCGCTGCCCCATTGATCAGCTTCCCGTTGCCATCGATCGTGATGTTGTAGGTCAGCGCTTGCCCGTCGGCATCGATGACGTTGACCAGTTGTCCATGGGTTGGGGAAAGCGGCAGCGTGATCGTCACCGCAGCGGTGTTCCCGGTGACAGCAACCTGCAGGCTACGTCCGTCAATTGGGGTGCTCGCGGATACGTTGATCAGCATTTCGAATTCTTGCCAGACGTAGGAGTTTTGCTCGAGCAGATCGTCAATCAAGGCGTTGCTCTCGTCCGGATCGTCCGCAATGACTGTGCCGGTCCCGAGCGATGCGTTGACGCCCTCGTAGTCGTTGCTGCGCGGGTCCCCATCCGTCGGAGACTCGATCTCGGTCGCCAGCACATCCAGGCTCACGGCCCAGTAGAGCGTCTCCTGGTCGGAGAACTTCGCCGGCCCTCGCCGGATGCTGTTCGGGGCTACCGTGCACTTCGACCAATTGGCCGTTCCTGCACCAGGCCCAAGCACCAGCTTAGGCTGCGTTGCGTGCCCTGGCGTAGTCGCGTAGGCCCGGTGACCACCACGGTCGATGACTAGCAGCATGACCTTCAGGGCCGCCGCCAGGAAGTCCAGCATCTTGCGCCGGTCCCCCGCCGTCAGCGGGCCCAGGATGTAGTCGACGGCGAATGTGCGAGTCAGCTGCCCCTGGCTGAGGTCCAGTTCTTCCCAGGATCCCTCCCCGGTCCAGTAGACGGCCAACAGCGGAAAGCTCTGCTCGGTCGTCTGCAGAATGTGCGGGTCAGGCTCGTCGGCCAGCGTGTCGGCTACCGGTGTGGTGCCTGCCAGGCTGCTGCTCGCCGCAGCGTCGGTCCACCGCGCTGCCAACTCGTCGTTGAGCGCCGCAGCCAGCAAGGCCAGCAGGATGTCCCGCCCGGGCTCGAGGCTGGCAGCCGTGGTCTCGTCAGTGTCCGAGAGCGGGAATGCTGTGCCGCCGACTGTGCGGTAGAGGCTGTTGGCGGTCATAGCTTAGCGATGTCCACTGGGTAGACCTTCACCACAGACACACGCGGGATCACGACAACGCCTGAGGCCTGGAGCGGAGGACCATCTCCAAGCTGCTGGGCAATGGTCAGCGACGATTTGGTTTTGTGGATCAACCACCCAGCGGTCAGCACTTTCACGTGCTCGCCAGGTTCAATGTCGTCAACCGCACGCCACGAAGGAACAGGCTGGACTGAGTCCACCCACTCCACAACCACAAGCTTGTACTTCACGGCCGCCTCCTGCCGTTGTGCTCAGGCCTCCGAATCGTTGCGTGAGCAGAGAAACGTCACCATGCCCTGGGTGGCCTGCTGGTTCGTGGAATCCCAGGTAACCTTCCACCCGCCGTCTTCGTATGGCTCGAAGTCGAGCGGCGTTGGCTTTTCGACGCGGTCACCCTCGGCCAAGAGCCGCGGCGTCTCCCGCCAGGCCAGGCGGATTGCGGCGGCGCAGGCGCCAAGACGCACAACCAGGAGTCTCCAGTCCATCATTCCACCTGGGGGGCCGCGCGGAGCATGTAGTGGAGGGCCCGGTCACAGGAAACGTCGACGATCCGCATGTAGCTTGTCCCGCTGGGCCCCACGACCTTGAGCAACCGCTCCTGCTTGACCGTAAGCGTACCATCCAGGGTAGCGACTGAAACCCCGCCGCCCGTGTGCGCCGGAGTCAGCGGACCGACCTCGATCGTGTCGCTCTCCAGGTTGTCTACTGCGATGATCTCACCCGAGAGATCGCGCACCTTAGGTGGTTGCCCACTTTCCGTCAGCTCGGTGGCCGCCTCGGTGTAGGTTCCCTCGCCTACTGCGGCACCGGACCACGTGCGGACGGCAGCGTAGCAACGCGTAGGACGTAGCCCGAGCGAACCGGCGATGCTGCGCGCTGAGGCGAGCGTCGGCAGAAGGTCGCTCGCGAGACTCACCGTTCACGCCACTTCATCAGGTAGATCTGCTGGGCGGCCCCCGCGGACGTACTAGCACCTGCGACAGCGACAGCGCGGATCTTCTTCCCTGGGTGCGCAAACGCAATCTTGCCGGCTGCCAACGCGACACCTGGGGCGGCGGCTGTACCGCCACCAATCGTCATGATGGTCGACTCGGACATTTTGCTGTCCAGGACGTAGCGGTAGGTAGTCGACCCTGCAGCCAATTGCGTGAAGTGGATCCAGTCCGCCCACACGTTGTACTTGATCTCGGCCTGCAGATAGATGTCCAGTGTCCCGCCCGTGGCCTGCGTCAGCACACCGATCACCGTGAACCAGTCGTAGTCGTCCAGATCATCGATCGTCGGTGTCTCGACTACCGTCGATTCGGATGCCGGGCTGGTGAATGCGATTGTTGCGTCCCATGCATATCGGGTCATCAGAAAGCCTCGAGCATCACACGGTGATAGTCAGCGGCGCCGCGCATCGGCACACGCACAAGCGCGGAAATGGATTGGCAGATCGATCCGTAGTGATTCATGCGGCCTGCTAGCGCAATGTTGGACGACCCGGTGGTCTGCCAGACCACATCGTTCTTGTCGACCGACTTGAGCCCACTCGTGCCCGCCACGCTGACCCCAGAGATAGCGTGCCACGCCTGATCAGCTTCACGAAGCAGCATGCGCAACCGAGCCTTGCCGCTCATGGTCGCAATGGGGTACCCGTCGTCGGTGTGCGCTTTGGTGAAGTAGGCCGTGAATGTCGTGACGTCGGCCGCCTTGACAGTCACGATCTCCAATTGGTCGTCCGTGTCCACCACGAGCTTGCCGTAGACATCAATCCCGGTCATTGCCACAGGCGTGACAACCGTCGTGCTACCAGCTGTGATGGCGGTTGTCGCAGATGTCTCCGTCCCTGTGCCGAGATACGGACTGACGATCGAATCGAAGATCGACCAGTAACCGTCCTGGGTGTAGGGCAGCGCGCCGACGGCGACGTTACCCCAACCCAGGTGAAAGCGAGTGCTTTCGATCTCGGCCGTGGACAGGGTCATGGACTATGTGGTCGCGACGTTGACGCCGTCGACAAGCCCATCCGTGATTGCGTTTGCCGAGTAGTAGTAGTTGATGACCGCATCGGAACTCGATGGATCTGCCCCGGTACCGGTCACAGCCACTCGGAAATACCGCGCACGGACAGGAAGCGTGACGACGCGCGTCCAGCTGGCGTCCGTGATGGTTTCGGTCTGGACCGCGGTCCCGCTGGCAATCACTCCAGTCGGGCTCGCCGACGGGCCAGCGTGATAGCTGGTGATGATGTTGGTCAGTGACCCCTTGGTGCCAGTAATTTCGACCGTGACCTCACCGTCTAGGGTCAGGTTCATGTCGAGGTCAGAGGCGTAGTCGGCTGTCCCGTTGCCGGTCAGCTGGGCGGTCGTGCGCGCTGCAAGAGTTGTTGCGGTTGCCATGATGCCTCAGTCGATCCGCTGCGTCCCGTCGGTCAGCGCGGTCGTCATGTAGTCCTGATACCGATAGGTGAAGTTGCACGTCGAGCTCGTTACCGTGCCTACGCCTTGGACGCTCAGTCGAAAGACAGCGCAGCCAGGGCAGTCGAAGACCAAAGCCGCCTCGGTGTCCCCGGTAAGGCTGAACTGCTGCTTGACACCATTGACGTAGAGGATGTCAGTCGGGGTAGCCGCGTTGCCAGCGTAGGCCTTGACCGTCACGCTTGTCAGCGATCCGATCGTCAGGCTGAAATCGACCGTAACACGACCGCTCATCGCAGCAGTCATGGCGCAATCGGCACCAAAGACCTCGCCGGTCGTGAGAATGGCCGCCGCGCGGCCAGTAGCAGATCCTGCAGTTGCCATTAGATATACACCCCAGGCTTCTCCCACCGATACGTGAAATCGCACAGTGAGCTGGTGACCGTCCCGGAGCCCTGTACGGACACGCGGAACCACTTCCACCCCGGCAACGCCGGGACCACGTAGCACCGCTCGCTGGACGCCGTCAGGACCTCCTGCATGTTGGTGCCGTTGATGTTGATTTGGTCGTAGGTGGTCCCATCCATCGAGGCGTAGAACCTAACCGTGACATTGGTCAGCGACCCGATGGTGAATGACAGGTCGACCGTGACCAGCTGTCCTCTGATGCCGATCAGACTCAGCGCCGTGCCCGCGACCTCACCCGTCGTCAGGACTGCCGATGCCCGGCCGGACTTACTCTTGGTGTAGTTCAGCATGATTGCTCCTTAGGTGCTCTGAGCGAGGATCCGCTGGATGCCCCGCGCGTCGATCAACTGGAAAGCGTGGAGCGCGTACCAGATGCACTTCGCGAGGGTGCCGTAGTTGGTATCGTCTGCGAACCGGCACTCGGGGCCGATGGCGCCCTGTTGCTCGGAGATGGCAGTGCCGAACCCGACAGCCCCCGGCCCGAACATGATGGCCTCTTCGAGGGTCACGCCAGTTGCGACGGTACCGGTTTCATCACCTGGAACCACAGACGCGGCCGCGTACTGCTTGGTCGTCGAGCACTCGAAGAGATCGACGTCCTGAATGCTGCCGATGTACCCGTACAGCTGGTTTTTCTCGGCGTGCTGCGCGGACAGCTGCCGGTATTCGACATCGCTCAACATCTGGGTGTTGAAGCACGTCGGCACGATGCAACCGTAGGACCCGTTGGGGAACTTCGGCCAGTTGCGCTCCGACAGCGTCTGCTTCGCGCGGATGATGGCCTCGGCTGAAAAGATGTCGCCGCCGCCGGCGGTGAAGCTGGAGGCATCACCCAAACCAGCATTGGCCAACGTGGTGTACCCCGACGCCCGCATGCGGTCGCGGATGACCGTGTCCAGCCAGTACGTGTAGTCGTAGTGCAGCGCGTTGGTAACGAGCCCAACGGTGGAGAGCAGCGCGTTCTTGTACTTGCTGTCGAAGTTCTTGACGGCAAACGGCGCTGGCGCGCTACCGTCGCTGGCGTACGGGCCCAGGTATTCCTTGAGCTCTGCCGTGACCTGCTCGGTCGCGACGGTTCGGCCCGTAGTGCTGATCGACTCATCGCCGGTCATCTCACGGTCCGACTCAGTCAAGCCACCCACGCTGTAGACGGGGCGCTGGAATTTGAGCGTGTCGCCCATTTCCTTGCCGAACGCGTCGAGTGCGGTCACGAAGCCCGGGAACATGTCGGCCACTCGGGCTAGTCGATCGAGATCTGCTGGGATCCCGATTTGCTGCCCGCCGCCAGCCGCCGTCACGTACTGCTGAGCAGTCATGGCACCAGCGTTGAGAGCCTGCAGAGAAAGCCGTCCGCTCATCGCCCAGTGAGCGAAGAGGAACTGCGGGGTTGGAGTCGGCAGAAGAAGGTTCTGCGTCACCCGGGAACGAAAGTCCTCGAAATTGGCGGGGACCGAGCCCCTTCCGACGAATGCCATGTCTTAACCTCTATGTTGATGCCGGCCGCGACTTCTCAATCGCGATGGAATTCAGGCGGTAGTAAAGCGAGGCACCCATTGGGTCCTCGGCCTGTTTGCGTTGCCAGATACCGAACGCAGTATCTGGACTCGTGGGTTGTGGTGCCGGTTGAGCACCGGGGTGAACTGTGGACGCCGGGGTTGGCTTGGGCGGGCCTGCTGCCGCCGCTCCGGCCTCGGCGACTTTGAGCATGCGCCAACGTAGCTCCGGATCTCCTGAGGCCACGTCGTCGATTGCCTTCTGCTGGGCCTCGGGCAATTTCTCGAATCTCTCCTGGACCAACTCGGCGAACGTCGTCTTGATGCGCTTCCCCTCTTCGGCAAGCGGCTCGAGCTCCTTCAGCCGTGCCGCCTGCTTTTCCGCCTCGGAGAGCGTCGATTCCTTGAGCTTTTTCAGCTCATCCAGCGATGTCTGCAGCTCATCAGGAGACTTCAGGCCATGGCTTTCGAGTAGCTCACGCAAAGCCGTTTCCTTGGCCTGCTTCAGGCGTCCAGGAAGCCACGCTGGGTTTGGTTCGTCTGCGGGAGCGGGTGGCGCCTGGGGGGGCGTCGGCGAAGCAACAGGCGGTGTCGCCGGGGTAGTCGGCGGGGTCTCTGGCTGGTTGGCTGCGGCGGCCAGAGCAGGAGCTGTCACGGGAGCGGCGTGTTGCGGTGCTGCTGCGGCAGGCTGAGTTGCAGCATTTGCAGGTGCATTCATGATCATCCCTCAACGCCTTTTCACGGGGGGCGAGCCCTGGGATTGGGTTGTGCCGGTGATTTGCAGCCCACCGGCGAGGCTGAGCGGAGCGATTGGGGCTCGCTCCAGAGCCCGGTCATTCGAGTGATGCGACTACATCCCAACTGGAGACCAGGACGTAGTTGTCGAATCGCAAAGCGTCTCTCAGCGCGCTGGCCCGGATCAGCACTGTACCCTTGGCACCTTTTGCCTCGGGACCGGCAGCGATGACCTGTGCAATCACAAGTGCATCTTGCTGGGGCTGACCCACCACAGGCTGTTCATTCTCCTCGATGGGCTCGAGGAACACGTAGTTACCAGTGGGTTTGATCCCAGACGCCACTGTCACGCCACCGTCGCGGCGACGATAACGGACATCGGCTGGCCGAAAGTTGGCAAGGCCGTGTCGTCGGCGTATTCCGCCGCCCCGTTGTCGTCGTAGATGGTCGCGTCAACCGTGGTACTGTTGAGCACAGCGGTTAGCCACTTGTACGTGTATCCAGTCGAGCTCACGAATGTGGACTGCCCTGGGCACGCACCGATCAGCGTGTAGGTCTTGCCGTCGCGGCGCTGCGCAGCGATGGCCGTTGCGATGTTGGTGATCTCGACAGACTCAGACGCGTCCTGGTCGTAGGTGCCAGACGGAGTCAAAAACACCTCATAGACCACGACATTGCTGTCCGCCCGGCCCTTGAGCTGCACAATCTGAGCGACGCCTGCCGTCGCGGCGTTGAACGTGAGAGTTGCCATGTTGGTCTATCTCCGGTTCCCCTGGTGGGGCTTGGGGGCCGCAGGGGCCTCGGGTTGCTTGGTTTCCGCCGGATTGGCGGGGTCGGTCTTGGGTTCGGCTGATGGCTTGGGAGCCCCGGGGGGATCAAGTCGCTCACCGGTTTTGTCGTCGAATCTGGCCATGGTGTGCTATTCTCCCTAGATGCATGGATACCTGTTGTCCGAGCTGTCCCGCAGAAGCCGACTGGCCAAACGTACTGTGCTGCAATGGGCACAGGACCCACTTTCTCTCTCGCTCAGAAGTCGAGAGGCTTTATACAGAGCCGGAGAAACGCTTGGACTAGAAGAGTCTGCTAGAGCGCAACTGCCTCAATTCATTGGCGCCAGGGGAAGGGCCGTGGAGCTCGCTGGAATCCTGAGACATGTCCGAAAGATCGAACGGTCTGCATGCAAGGACGCCCTGAAAGAGATCGAGTACGCCCGGCGTCTTGGTAGGCATGTCCCGTAATCACGCCGCCAAGTCGGTCTCGTAGTCGAACCAGAACGGCAGCAAAATCGTGCCCTCGTAGCAGCGGCAGTTTCCGTGGACGCCGCCCGGGCGCCCGTCAGGGAAGTCCAGGAAGAACGGGACTACCGTGTGGTGGGCTCGCCCGCACTTGGGGCACGTCCTCTTGTCGAGCGTGGCATCCCAGACCTTGAAGACGGCCAAGCTGCCGGTCGTGGCTTCCTGTCGCTGCCCGACTCTGCGGATGATCTGGTCCCGCTCGTCGCTCGTGGCCTCGGCTACCTCGGTTGTACCGATGAGCCTGAGCCTGGCTTCGGTCGCGTCCAGGGCGGCCTGTGGGTCACCGGTCGCAGCGTACCGCCGGCGCCAGTAGTCCGCGTAGCTCCATCCAATCGCGAAAGCTCGGTCCTGGTCGTACTGGTCGCGGGCAGTATCAGGAGCGGCCGGCAGGTCGAGAATCGCTGCCTCGTCGGCGTACGTTGCCCGACCATCTGCCCGAGCTCCGCGGCGCCCGCCGTAGACAGACGTGGCGACCGCTACTCGGAGAGCCTGCTCAGCGACCCTGGGGTTGCGGCTGACCGCTGCCCGTGTCGTTGCCGCCAGCGCGCCCCGTAGGCTTGCCTCCCGCTGAAGCATTGCCGCCCGACCGCGCTCCCATGTCTGATCTAGCTCCCTGGGAATCGTCGGCTTGGCCAAGCTTCCTCGTCATTTCGTGGAGCGCCGCAGCCTCTTGACGTTGGAGCTCAGCTGCCTTCTGCTCGGCCGCCTCGCGCTCTTCGTCGATGGCATCGAGCTCGGCCTGCGTGTCGTCGACTCCGTAGTCTGGGGCCACCTTCTCGACGCCGGTCTTGTGCTGGATGAGCCGAGCCTCGACGGCCTTGATCGTGGAATCGACCTCGGCGGAGATTTCTTGCTGCGATGGGTCGAAGAATGCCCCCCATTTCGGGACAATTCTGTGCGGCTGCCACTCACCATCGACCATGAACGATGTTAGCAACGGCGCAACGCCTTCGGTTCCCGGCACGTTGACAGTCCCGCCGGTCTCCACGGCCACGGCAGTCATGCGCATCATCATGGAGATGAGGGCCTTGAGCCCTCGGGGCCACCATGTATGCCGGTACTCCTGGACCAGTGCGATCAGCGGGGCATGGGCCAGCGCCAGGAACTTGGCCGACATGTCGGCGCCGATCGTAACTCGGCCCACTGTGTCGCTCATGCTGGTCAGCACGACACCCATCGACTCGAGAACCCGCGAGCGGATGTCGTCGACGTGCTTGGTCGCCACCTCGAAGGCTTTGCCGCTGGTCTCCAGCAGCTGGACGTTGACGTCCTTGCCCTGGTAGGTCCAGACGTATTCAGGCCCGGTCTTGCGCTTTGTGCCGACGATGCCGTGAGGCGATGTGCCGCTGTACCCACCGGGCCCCGACCGCGTCTCGGCGCCTGGGCCGTCTCCGTCCTCGACTCCTGTCTCTACGGGTTGAGGAGCCCCGAGATAAACGACACCCTGGTGACGCCGCGACAGCACCATGTCCAGAGCCTCCAGGTCGCCCTCGAGGCCATCGTACAGGCTGACGCCGTCAATGCCCGTAGCTTCCTCTGACTCGTTTCTGACCCAGATTACAGGACAGAAGTTCAGACCATGAGGCGCCGAGTCAGGACTGCCCCACGTCAGGGGTTGTCCGTCGGTCCGCGCTTCAACGTCCTGGTAGATGTGGACGTTGGTCGTGTCCCACTCGCGGCGAAACACGTACCGCGCTCGCTTCGCGCGCCCCTGATCGTCGGTGACTTCCTTGTCGAAGGCATACGACCAGACCAGCTTTTCGACAGGATTTTCTGGGTCGTTGTCGACGAACTGTGGATAGCAATCCTGTGGGCGTGGAATGGTGATCCGGAAATCACCACGCTTCAGCTCAAGGATCGCGACACCAGTACGACGGGAGATCCCCATGCGCGCCAGTGCTCGAGCATTGGACTTCAGGTTGGCGCACTCGACGAGGTCATCGAGCCACGCCTCGAGCTGTTTGGCCTGCTCCTTGGTGAGCTCGCCCGGGGCTGGAACGAACGACTGAGGCTTCTTCTCGCCATCATCGTCGGTTTCGCTGTCGTCAGAGTCTGGCTCATCCGCGGGGACGGTCAACTTCGGGAACCGCTTGTCACCGAACAGGAAACGAACGACCTGATTGGTCGCCGCAGCAGCAAGCTTGTAGCGGATACATGGCTTGCGTTTGCGGAGCGGTACCGGCTCCTGCCCTTCCAGATGCACGCCAGACCACCAGTCCGGGCGGCCCTCGTACTGTTTGCCGTCGAAGATCTTGTCGAGATAGTCGATCTCCCGCCACCGGGACATCGTCGGCAGAAACTCTGGCTTGGCAAATGGGTCGAATGCGGGCATGTCTCGGAAGGAGCCGAGCCTCGCTCGACTTTCAAACGAAGCGGCTGTCTTGGTGGACTCCGCCGCGCTTGCTTGCAGCTTTACCTAGGTGCGATAGGACCGCGTACCGGAGCGCGTCTTGTGCGTGGTTGTCCCTGTCGATGATATCCTCGGTGTACTGGTCCGGGTTCTGCGGGTCGGGCTTGCGCTTGTAGCTACCCATCTCCCAAATCAGCTTTCGGCACCGAGGGCTGACGTACAGGTGGGCCTCGATGTTGTCATCGTTGACGGGCTGTTTGCGGATGAGCCGCGCAACCGCCATGATGCCGTCTGCGATCGAGTTGTTGACGTCCCGAAGGCGGGCCCCGGCCTTGCGTTGGAACGCCTTCAGCCGAGCTGGCTGCGATGGATCGCCGTAAAAGCTGTGGTTGGGGTACCAAGCAGTCCAGATGCGCAACTTGTCGCACCACCAGTCCTCAGTCTGATGCCGCTCGTAGACCTCATCAAGCACCCATACCGTCGCGTCTTGACCGTGGCCCAACACGCCGATTAGGAGCAGAACGCCCGGGTCCTCGTACCCGTGGTCGGCAGCTATCAGGATTTCGGTCCAGCGAACATCCGCTGGCGGCGGCCTGACGTGGAATCCCTCATCAAACTCGCTGTAAACCAACCCCTCGGCTGCGTCGAAGTCGCACTCCCATTCACGTTTGAAGACCGCCTCTGGAGTGGTGCGCCGCGCGTCCTCGACCTCTTGCGCGTCTACAGTCTCCGGCGCATCGCGGTAGGTCGCGTGAATCGTGTGGTAGTTGGCGTTTTCAGGCTCCTGGCTCAGCCCCAGCTTGTGGTACTGGTAGAGAAGCCCCTTGCGGCCACGTCGTGGAGTCCCAACGATAATGAGGATCTTCAGCGACCATGGCTCAGAAAACCACGGCTTGGCCACCGAATACAACACCGACGGGTCAATATCGTCTCCCTCATCGATGAGGAGCACGTCCGCCCGAAGCCCGAGGGCTCTGCGGCTCGACGCCTTGGCGGCAGCAAACGGCTGCATCCAGCCACCCCATGGAAACTCGATTCGGTAGGTGGTCTTGTCGAGTTTCCCACCGAGGAACGCCCAATCGTCGACGACTTCGTTGCGGATACCCTCGCCGTGCACGTCCTTGAATTGCTTCAAGGTCGGCATGAACCACACGATGCGAATACCGTGAAACGGTCTCAGCGCCTCGTTCCGTGCAACACCCTGGTACTGCGACGTCAGTAGCCATGCAATGTTTCGCGCAAACCAGGACTTCCCAACCCCACGCCCCCACGGTAGACAGATGCGGTGGCCCGGCTCTATCAGCCGGAACGCCCTACTCTGTGGACGGTTCAGGCGCAGCCGTATCGTCTGAGTCGTCATCGTCTATGGCCGCCACCTGGACGACCACCTGAGTGGGCTTCTCTTGTTTGTCTGCCTCCGCCTGGATCTTGCGGTGCAGCGTGAGCGCCTTGTAGGCAGCGACCACTTGCGCCGCGTACTGCGGGCGCGGGTCCTGCATCTCTAGCTCGTTGGCATCATCGACACGGTCGCAACAGGTCTTGACCGTCTCGAGCATCATGCGCTCAACATCTTCCAGCGCACTCGCGTAGAGAGCTTTCCGGGCTTTCAGGAAAGCCTCGTCTTTGTGTGCCCTCTGAGCAAGATCCCAACCGGTAGCAACCGGTATGCCGACTTTACGGGCGGCGGCAGATGCATTCCCGCTTAGAAGATACTCGGCACGGAATCTTGCTTCGGTCTCCTGTGGGGTCTTGCTGCCGTGTGGCATCGTGTCACCTCGCACCCTAACGCCCGTTGACCGGCGGCGGCCCGTGGGTGTGGAGCGACAGCGTCTGCTGTCTGGTTTTTACTTCCCCTTAGCCTTACGGCGTCGGGTTGGTCTTGACTTGCCCGCCTTGTCGAGCGCTCTGGCGACCGCCTGTTTCTGCGGGACGCCTTCACCTCGTAGCATGCGGATGTTGGCGGAGATGGTCTTGGGGCTACCGCCGCGTCGGAGGGGCATCAGTCCCAACTCCAGACGGGCACGACGTCACTAGGGTGGCACAAGCGATTACATCGTGCACACATGCGTTTGGTGAGCGCCCCGATGGTCAGGGCCTCAAGACCACGCGCACATCGTCTGCAAAGCCAGATTACACCTTTCTGAGGCGCCATTTCTTGGTCGTCCAGCGTAATATCCCCAGTTACTGGGTGGTTCGCCCAATCCTGCCATCCAGTGTCCGGTACATGTTCGGCGGTTCCCGTAGTGGTGGCTGGCCTGGCATCGGTCTGCAACGCGGCCTCCAGCTTGTCGCCGATAATTTTCGCGGTATCGTCAGGGGCGACGGCGATGGTCACGGTTTTGTCGCCGTATTGCACTGTACACCGCCGGACAGGCTTAAATGGCTTAACCAGCTTCGGAAACCGCAGCCCTCTCCAGGTGGGCAATCCCTTCAGCCTCTCGATCTCAGCCATGAATGCAGCGCCGCGCATCATGACCTATTGTGGATCGGGCATCCATCGGTTGCCAAGCCCAGGCACTCGCAACCGACGTGGTCGTCGATGGTTGCCGTGGTGGCTGGCTTGGGGTCCGTCCGCACCGCGCGCTTTGCCCGTTCGTGTCGTGACATATGCGACAGGGTGGTAACGTCGATGATTCGACGGCGTTTTTTTGGGGCTTGCGGACTAGCCATCGGGCTCTGGTCCTGCATGGTCATCTGACTACGTACGGGGGCCTGTCCCTCGGTGGCGCTCATTGGCCGTCTGTGGCGCTCTGCTCAGATTCTCGTAGCTGCATGAGCAGATCTGGCCACACAGCCAGGAGCCGTGCCGGCGTCGTGTAGATGTGGGCCTGACGCTTACCTGCACTACCGGGCCGACGCATTGCTGCACCCGACTCAACAAGCCAACGCCGGGCGGTCCGGATACTCACTCCCACCATGTCAGCAATCATGCGAGGTGTGTATATGCTACTTCGTCGCATTCCAGGCATCCACCAGCTCCTTGTGCATTCGTGTCGCCTCGGCCAGTGCCTGGGCCATCAGGGCCATGATCCCTGGCACAGTGGACGTTAGGCTGGCCTCAAGGGCAACACGTGGCTGACGCCCGCGGCAGAGTTTCCGCCCAGCCTCCGTCAATGGGTAGAGCGCCATGATTGCCCTGCCCTGCGCTGCCCAACGTAATCCCTCGTCACAGTGCATGGCCTGGATAATCACTGACCCACCCGGCAAGCGCTCTTCGAGCCTGGCGATCCGCCGGCTGATGCGGGCAGCACGCTGCATGGTCGAGTCGTCGACGACGGCGCCGACGCTGTGGGCCTCGGCCCCCGACTCGAAAGCAGGCGTCGACGTCACGTAACCGGCGCCCCCGCAGCGGTAGCAGGTCTCGCCATATTCGTCTTCTCCAAAGCCTTTGCACTTGTAGCAGACCTTGTAGCCGCTGCGGGTCGGGGTTCTGCGCGCTGGCCTGATCTCGAGGTGACCAGTTCCTTTGCAGGTCCGGCATTCATTCGTCAGATAGTGCTTGCCTGACTTGTCCTTCGGATCCGTCCAGTAGACCGATCGATGGCGTTCCCCTGTCTTGTCTTCCCAGGTTTCCACGTGGCAATTCATGCCCCACAGTATTCCGTCGGTGCAATCCTCATTCGGACACGGTTTGGCCTTCAGCGAGAACATGCGCAGATGATCCAGCATTGGGCCACAGGTCGACCGCGCAAATCTGCAGGCGCCTGGACCGAAGTACCAGTTCAGTTCTATCTGGTCACTCAGCGGTAACACCAATGACGCCAGCACGAGCGCGTTCATCCGAATAGCCTTTCGTCTGGCAACTCAGGACGTGGCATCCAGCGCGTCACCCGTTCCGGGTACCGTGGGATCCACCTCACGCCGTTCCATGAGCGCACTTCGATCCAGCGATGGCCGAAGTTTTCGACAACCACCAGGTAGTAGTCCTCGGCCATGGGCGACGTGGTGATAGCGGTCCAGTTGCTCATTCGTCGTTCCTCAGTGATTCGATGATGGCAGCGTAGTTGACGTACTCATCCCTGTGCAGGTGGGCGTCAATGATGGCTTCGCGCTCAGCTTGCACCTCTGGGCTGTAGCCAATCCTCCAAGTGTCTCTGTGGAATGGCTCGCGCCGATTCGGATCCAGCCTTTCGGTGTAGCAGATCATGCGGTATTCAGACGCCATGCTTCGTGCATTCAGCTTTCAGGTGCATTGCTCGCGCCCTGGCCAGTTTTCATGGTATCATCACTACAATTCCTTGCTCCAGCTCCTCAGGCTCAGCTGGGGCGACGTCTGTGTTCTCTGGCTTAGCCTTGGGCTCAGGCTCGGCAGCAACCGGAGTCTCCTCGACGAAGTACACCTTCCCACGCTTTTGCCCGCGGCTCTTCACGTGGCCCTGCTTCTCCAGGTAGGCCAGCGCCTTGCTCACGTCTGCGGTGGAGCGCGCAGTGGCCTCGGCGAGTGCCCGGCAGCTCATCACATCACCGGGTTGTTTGCGGAGCTCGGCCCACACGTCAGCTGCCAACTCTCGGGCCTCGGCGGCGCTGATGGCGGCCGGCTTCCCGGCTGCTACGCCCCTTGGCTTCGCCTTCTGTAGTCCGGCCCCCCGCCCTTTCTTCGGCGCCGGTGCCCCACCAGCGGGAGGATGCTGGTCCGTGAACAGTGGGTCCAGCTCCTCGGCCTGCGCTCGCAGCTCAGTGGCCATCCGCTCGTAGTCGGCGGCCTGGTCACGGGCGGCGGCCGCCATGGCTTTGCGCATTGTTTCGGACCAAATTGTTGTGTCGATCTTCGTTGTCATGTCTTCCTCACAATCTCCCAGTCGGTGGCATTAACCATGTCGGCCAGATTTCGGATCACTTCGCGGAGGGCGTCGCGCTCGGCGCGCAGCTCGTCACGTTCAGCACACAGGTGTGTGATCTCAGGACCGCGCCAAGCTAATACCGTCCGTTCCAATTCCTTGACGCGCTCGCGCAGCACGTCGCGCTCTTTCCTTACCTCCACACCTCGCTCCTGTTCCTTCCCGAGTACTCTCGTCAGCTCCTCCAACCCCTGTTTCAGCTGCTGGTGTTCTGTGTTCATGTCCTCCCACTGCACGAGGACTCCGGTCTCGGACTCGCGAAGCTTCAGCTCGGGCTCATATCGCTTGATCGTCATCTGCTGTTTCCTTCGTTATCACACCCTGAATTCCCGCTCCAGCACGTGGAGCATTGCCTGTAGCGATTCAATTCGCGTCTCGAGGTACGGCTGCTCTCTCCCGACAGCGACTCGGAGTAGGTCAGTGTCCTGCGCGATGCTCTGACGCAGCTGCCTGGCAGCTCCCCGAATGATGCGCCATGCTGCCCTGCTTGACAGCTTGCTGCCCTCTCGCCGATCATCGTCGTTCCTCTTCTCTCGTCTCATCCGCTCCACAGCCTTCACACCAGCGTTCTCCGTCTCCGGGAACAGGCGCCGGCCTTCGCCTTCGCCCCATTCCTCTGCAACACGGCGGCTCATGACATCGAGCCAGCCGTCTGGGTCTGTCCAATTCTGAATGCGTTGTTTTGCAATGACTGTGCAATAGGCCCGCATCGCCTTGTCCCGCTCCTCCATCAGCTGAGCATTCGTGGCCACCGCCCATTGCTCGGCGTGTTTCTGTGCTTGGATGGCCTCGTCCCGCTGCGTGAGGGCCTGGTCACGCTCAGCCTCCATCCTGCTCACCTCGTCCCGTGTCAGCCTGGCGTTGTCGGCGGCGAGTTCGCGAATTCGGCCAGCCACAGCGCAGTAGCTGACCATCGGGGTATGGACTGGTCCAGCTGCACGGTCTATTCCGGCAGCTAGGATTTCGAAAGCTTTCATCAGTGTCGCGTCATCCACTGTCCACCTCGATTCCGAGCGCGGCGAGGTCGTCCTCGTTGAACACCGGGCACTCAAAGTCTGTCAGCACTTCCTTGACAGCTACCCGCACCTTCTCTGCCAATTCGGCGCTGAGCACGACCTCGCCTTTAAGGGCAATCTGCTCGCCCTCGCGGAGCTCGACCATGTGCACGATGCCGTCGTGATCTCCGGTCTCAGCAAACGGGAACTTGAGAGACACATGCGGGTGACTGGGGCCCGCCATGAACGGGGTCCCGGTGCCGTTGAAGCCCACCCACGCCTCCCGCCGCTTAGGCTTCGGCGCCGCGGGCGGGCAGCCAACACCGTGTGCTCGGTCCCAATTCTCGGCGTCTTTCGCGTCGGCCGCGACCTCAGCGTCGATCTCTGGATCCGGATGGTACCCGTGGACAACAATGTGCCAGTCGGTGGCTTTGAACTCTTCTGGACTCGGGTTCCACTCGCTCGCTGAGCACCCAATCCCTGCCACGCGGATCCCTACCCCGGTCAATGTCAACATCGGGCTGCCCCTCCTGGACACCTCTCTACCATGCTCCAGTGCCCCCAGGGCCTCCATCCACGTCAGATTAGTGGTCTTGGGTTTCATGTCTGGCCCCGCACACCCCGCCTGGCTCAGCGGATGTCCCGGGGGCCGCACAAGGTCGGCTGCGTCGCGGGCGCATACGCTATCTGAGCAGTCGCGGTGTTCGCCCCACCCACAAGCCTGTCGCTCTTGCGAGACCTGCGACCTCATCAGCTCATCAGCCAGGTCACGCAAGCCGTTACTGTCCAAGAGACCCGCATGCCAACCATGCACAGCCCTTGCCAGCAGTCTGTAGATGTCGCGGGCTCTGGTCGCGTTGTCCAGTTCTAGGCGTAGCCGGTCGTGCTCCTCGGTGTGCTGCTGGTCCGGCTTCAGTATGCTGTCAGCGGATGAAACTGTCGTGCCGTACTCCTCAAGCCCATGGACCTGGCTGGCCCGCTTCAGCTCCTCGACGTCAGCCGTGAGCTCCTGGAACAGCGTGACGCAATGCTCCAGGGCAGCAGTGACATGAGGGCTCACTGAAACGTTATTGGCCAGCTGCACTAGACGCATGATGCGCTCGATTCGTTCGCTCGGTTTCACTTCGTCACCTGTCCTGTGCTAGACTCACACTTCACGTGGCCCGGCACACTCCGGGACGTCACCTCCGGGTATGCATCAGCCAGTTCCTTCGCTGCGGAGTCCAGTTGGCTTGTGTTGCTACATTGCTGCATGGCCCAGTAGCACCGCCGGAGTAGCTCGACGTTTACCGCTGGCGTCGCTGGGCCGTCAAGATCCGAAAGGCGAACCCACGAGCATCCCGGGAGCGGTGGCATACTGAGTTCATTGCTACGCCACAGGGAAAACCTGCCGTCACGCTCTCGAATCAGGTAGTCGCCACTGGCAGGCACAGGGCCGGTTTTCCAGATGGCCTTCGGCTGCTGCGCGCCGAGGCCCGTCTCATTCCGGTCGCGCCGCATCTCCTCAATCGTGGTCTTCAGCCGGAAGATTGTGCTCTGAGCCTCCGCCGGCGTAGCGCAGTCAGTCGCTTCCTTCCAAAACGCGTGCGCAGTTTTCAGCCGAAGGCGTTGCCTCCGCTCCTCGGCGACCCGTGCCTCCAGCCGTCCGATCTTCTCGGCGGCCTCCGCGGGGACGTCGCAGCCGGTGGCGTGTTGCCAGAGTTTGTCCCGTCTTGCCTCCGCTGAACGCGCGCGTCGGTCCAGGCACTCACGTTCAAGGGCAACCCAGGATGGGAGCGAGACCTCTGCCCCTGGACGCGCTGCACCCGGCTTCTCGACGGCCAGCGCGCGGATGCGGGTGGCGATGCGCCTGATTTCTTCCGCCTTCGGTTCCGGGTTGTCGTCGAACATCATCAGTTCGGCGAATGCCATTGCCTCAATTTTCATCGCCTCAAGTTCGATCAGCGTTGCGTCATCCATCTCAGTACTCCGATGAGCAGAGGAAGCGCCTACCGTGGTTTGCGGCCCACTCCTGGCACGTTCTCGTGTGTCGGAGCCCAACCTCGCCCCATTCCCCATCTGTGTCGATTATCGACAGCTCGTCCGTGTCAGGACGCTGGCGCCATTCCTTGTCCTGGTGGTCCGACAACGGCTCTCCCGTCTGCTCGAGCCAGACCAGCATCGCGTCCTCGGCAGACCTGGCGACCACCATGTCGATTCCGTCGTCGTCTGTGAATACATGCAGTTCGTCCATCACTGGTCTCCTCCACGGGCTCGCCGGCACGACGCGCAGGCGGTACGGGCGGGTCATTTCGACTCGTCTCCAAACTGCCCAACCGCCAACCGTTGCTTGTACCACTCTGGCAGCCCGAATCCGGAAGACCGCAACACGTCTTTGCGGATCCATTTCCAGAGCCGATCCTTGATTTCGTCAGCGCACTCTGCCTCGATGTCTAGCTGGACTTCTTTCAGTAGCGCGCCAATGTCCTTGGGGGTACCGGTCAACTCACCACGATCACGAAGATGCTGCACCGCCTTGTCCCACCGCGCCTCTGTTCGGTACATGTGGCACAGCTCCTGCTTGATGTCTCCACCAGCCAGTTGCCGTTGACGCCAATCATCCCGGTGCACTTCCTTGAAACGCTCCGAGACGTGCTTTCCCATGAGCACGCGGCCGTCGATCCCGAATCGGTGGTAATTCTTGAAAACCAGACCCTCGACCTTCTGGCCCCCGAGCATCGAAACGTTCTCCATCAGGTGCTCGACGTCCGTAAACGACGAGAGCTTTGCAACTCGAAACGTCGGGACAGCCTCGAGACCTAGGCGCTCTCCCCATTCTCGGACACCATCCGGCTGCGTGTAGTGCTCCCCGGCCCGACTCACATCAAACAACACGATGTGTCCCCTTGGTACGCGGTCATAGGCTAGCGTGTTGTGCTTCGGTCTCTGCAGGTACTCTCCGCGAAACACGACACCCTCAGGCAACCCTGACAGCTTCGTGATGGTCTCAACTGCCTTGGCAAACATTCCGTCCGGAGCATCCACGTTGACCACAGCCCCCTTAGACCGCGCATGAAGCTCTCCGTCAACGACGCCAAAGCTAAACTGGCTGCCATCCACTTTTTCCTGGACGACAACCTCGTCGAAAAACAGCTCCGCGATCGCGGAGTGGCCCAGCGCGTAGATCTTGGCGTAGCTTGGTAGTTTCACGGGTACCTCGTCTCGGTGTCGTCTGGCTCGGGGGCGGGGGCGTCAAGGTCGGCAGGAAAACTCACGGGTACCTCCTGTCTGCGTCCTCGTCAGCATCAAGGTACGACCACTCGTCTTTGTCATGGGCTGGGTGAGCCGGCATGTCGGCGTCGAAACATGCTGACTCGTCGTTCCACTTCATCGCCACCGTTCCCTTGACGCCATCTTTCGACTTGTCGATCTTGATGCATTTCGTGCCTCCAACAACGACCACACGACCATCCTTGATGAGGTTCTCGTCTGGGGTGAAGCCGATGAGGATGTGTTCCGCCGCGTTGCTCACGTCGCGGCACTCACGTACCGAGTTCTTGTCCGGGTATTTCTTGCCTGTCTGCTCGGTGATCTGGCTGACGATGATCGTGCAACAGTCCGTCCTGCGGCCAACACTGCGCATCAACGCGGCGGTCTCCCGAAAGCGTACGCGTTCGTCCTGGTACCGACGCCCGGTCTTCGCCTCCTGCAGGTAGTCCCATGCCACCAGATCGATCCTTTCAGTCCTAATGAGTCCCTCGACCTGTCTCGCAAGTTGCTCGATGGTCAAGTTGCCGGCCTCGATGTAGACCGGAACTGGCTCAGCTCGTCGGGCAACATCCTGCACGCGCTCCAGTTCATCAGCGGTGAGTTTTCTATCGCGCAGCCGCAGCGCGTTCACCTGCGCACGCCGACACAGCAACCGATCTGCATAGATCGTCCTCGGGTCCTCAAACGAAACAATCAACACGCGCTTCCCGCGTTTCAGGTTCTCGTCGGCCACCGAGATCACGAACAGACTTTTACCCCAGCTGCTTTCCGCGGCGACAACCCAGCTGTGTCCTGGTCTCAGACCGCCGGTCAGCTTGTCAATCTGGTGGTGGCCGGTCGTTCCTCGTTCCTGTCGTTCTTTGCTCTGTGAGCGGACCGCCGCTTCCTCGATTAGCTCCTTGACCGTGTAGACTCGCGCCTCATCGGCTGCTTCATCGTCGTGCGGCGGCTGCGCGTCTGCACCTGAGGCGTGTGCTTTGGCTGCCTGGATCTTCTCGATTGCCGTAGCCATCATCCTGTCCTTCGCACCCGAAGCAGGCTCAACGCCACATCAAACCCATGCGGATCAGACTCCAGCATTCGTGCCAGCGCGTCCTCGTCGATCGCGTGCAGCACATCGAGGTTTCCACGGCCTGAGCAGTGCCCGTGACTGCAGACGAATTGCCCCAGCGGTCGAGACTCGCTCGGGGGCATGATGACCGTGCTTGAGTCATCGCCGCGCCCCCGACCATCTGAGTGGCTTGCCGCCCATGGACACTCGACCGTCACCGTACCGGTTGGTGTCTCGAAGCCAACACGCAACCCGGCCTCGGCCAGCAGCCTGGCCAAAAAACACGTTGCCGCCGGTCCCGTTGGCGGGGCGTGACCCCTGCGTGCGCGCCCAGCCAGCAGATCAAGCAATGGCCCAGGGATCTCCGCCAACTCTGTCTCGAGCGGGTGCACGGCTAGGTCCCACGCATATCGGCGGCCGCTTCTGTGGAGTGACGGGGCCACGATGATGTAGCCACCATCGCCCTTGACCTCCACACCTGGACGCAAGGCGCTCTTGCCGCACGCGCTGGAGATGTAACGACCAGGATGCCGAAAGACCCATTGCTCGCCACCGCCGCCAGTCATCTGCATCGGGGTTTCAGGCGGCTCTACACCCACATCAGCACACAGGTCCCTAAACCCCTCAACACCATCCTCCGCTGGATTGTGCCGGTCCAGGTCAAACACGACAATGCCGCTCACCTCGCCGGTTGCGACCAGGACGTTGGCGGATGGCCAAAGGCGTGCCCATCGACTGATTGTCGCTTGGTCAGTGGTGGCGTCCTTCAAGCCGTGTGGCGTCCGAGGGTGCTTGCCAACGCGCTGGCATGGTGTCCCGAGACAACGCACGCCGCAATCGGCACGCCCGCAGCTGCAGCGACCAGAAGCGTCACGCTGATGTCCACAGCCGCAACGCTCGGGGGCCGCTGGGTCTGGCTTGTGGATGCACGTGCAAACGGTCTGTCCGTCACGCTGGATTGGCCAGTGGCAGGGGGCAACGCGCCACCCAAGCCTGGAGGCGTAGACCGGTGCGGATTCGGCGAAGGGTTTCATTTGACGAAGCTCCGCCCGAGGTCCTCGAGTTCTTTCGACAACGGCGCGCTTTGCCCAGAGCCGCTCCCGTTGGCTTGACCATTCTCATGAAGCTCGATCAGCCGTTCGACTTGGGCATTGTCCCGCAAGATTTGCTCTAGACCGTCATACTTCCTAGTCGATTTCGGATCGGTTCCCATCAGCCACGGGTCGCTTTTGGCCCCCAGAATGGCCTTGCTAAGCTCATCCACTGTGAAGTCCTTGAGCCTCGCTTCGATTCGGCTCAAGCGCTTCCTGTCAGCCCTTGCCCTCGGGTGTCCCATCTGTTCGGCCCAGAAGTCGAAAACTTGCTGCTCAGGTGGTTCTTTGGTAGATCCAGTTTCTGCTTCTGCTTCTGCTTCTGCTTGGGCTGACGGAGGCTTACTATGCTTACGTTTGCTTACGCTCTTATTACGCTCTCGCCAGCGTTTTTGTGCCTCCCGGTTCTGCCGACGCCTGTCGTCCTCATTCCTGAACTCCCTATATTTCTGATGGTTTAGGAGTTCGAACCCACCGTCAACCACGCGCAAGCGGCGCCCTTCGTGTTCCTGTGAACGGGAGTACCGATCCGGTGACTGGAACTTTGCCAGGGCCGACTCGCAAACCTCTAGCTCCACCCCTGACAACCGCGCCAGTCCTGGAACGGTCGACGCGACGAACCCGTTTGCATCCGAGAGCGCTAGAAGCGTGATCCATACCACTCTGGTGTCCGAGTCCTCGCTCCAGATCGTCGATGTGACGATGCTGGAAAACAGCTTCGTGAACCCGTCTATTGCCATCAGACGCAAATCCTTCGCAGAGATCCGAATGGGAACAGCACCATCGGAGGACTTACGCGATCGCCGGTTTTCGCGTTCAGCCCGTCCCAGATCCGTTCCGATGATCTGATCCTAGACAACTCTCCCCAAAAAACTCCAGTTGGCTCTTCGCGTTCGTGCATGAAGAACAAATACACGGGGCGAGACGTCAAGATCGACACACGCGCATACTGATCCAGCAGCCTGCGTTCGCAACCCGTCTCAAGAGTCTCGCTCACCCCGTCAGTGCGAACCCATCTCGTCTTCCGTTTCACCTCTGCGAAGAACTGCTCGTCTTTCCAACAAAGCAGGTCAGGAAGCGTTAGCCCCTCCAGTGACCCATTTACCGAAGCCCACGCCGAAGGCGCAGATTGCCGGATAAACTGGTACATTGGCAGGACAACATTGCCGCGCCGGATAAGCATGGCTCCAATCTTGTGCTCACCCTCCTCCCCGAAGCGCAAAGCGTCCTCGAAGTTCACGCTTCGAGCCCCCATGTGTCCCATCCATCTGGGACATCGCGAGCAAACAGCTCTACCCTAGGAAGCCTTGGATACATCGCCTCGATCGCAGCTCGAACCTCGGTTGGCTTGGCGCTATGCTCTGACCTAGCCGAAGCACAAGTGAAGACGCTACCAGGCCTGGCCTTGGGCGGAGGCGTTGGAATGTCGCCACGGACCCCAACGAGAATCAGCTCGTGGTTCTGACGAAAGTAGTACCCCATGCCCGTCCCTGGCTTTTGCCAGACCGCAGACGTCTTGTAGGTGAAGCCCCATGCTTTGAGAACTTCTAGCGCACCAGGGAGCAGCGGGGATGTTGCCCACAGGAACAGAACGGCGTCATTTGCGGCCGGAGGACGCAGGGCCTTGATCTCGTCCAGGGTCATGGTCGGGTAGTTGTTCTCGACCTTGCGATTGTCGGTGGTGAAACCGCCATCATATCTCCATGGCGGGTCCGCGTAGACTACGTTGTATAGGCGATCCGGCATGGGCTTGGCCGACTCTTTGGTGGCCAAAGCCTCCACTCTTCGTTCGCGGTTCTCGTCCTGCTTCTTCTGCTTCAGTTGCTTAGCGATCTCCTTGGCTTTTATGGGGTTCTCCGCGGCCTTTCTCTGAGCTGCCTGCGAAGCGTTGGCGGCAATGACGCTAGCCGCACTCACCGCAAGCTTCCCCTGGTCGACGGCGGCGATCAGCTCGGGCGCTCCCTTCTCCAGGACCACGCGGGCACGTTTCACGCTTGGCGTGCTGACGTTCAAAAGGCCAGATGCATCACCCTGGGAAACTGGATCAATTGATCCAGTTTTTTTTGGCCTTCCCTCACCGAGGTTCGCCACCCTAGCGGCCACCATGGCGCGCTGGCTCTCGTCAAGGTGACGACGGCGAAGGTTCAGTGAGATGACTTCTCCGAGCGGGTCCTTCCCGCGATACTCCCTGAACAGAGGCTCCACATGAGCGGATTTGCACGCGCGAAAACGGTTGCGTCCATCAAGGATCTTGCCTTCGAACGTGACAATCTTCTCGCGAAGGCCACGCTCGCCGATGTCCTTGACTAAATCGTCGAACTCCTGCCCCTCGAGCAGAGGAAACAGACCAGCCAATCTATGAAATTGCACGCGTCACCTCACGTCCCCCCGAAGGGCCACAGCGATGGGTGCTGCACGACGACAGAAGCCGACGATCCCATCGTTGTGGACCCGCGGGGAGGCGCGAAGCCTGGCTTCAATCGAATCGTGCAGCATCCCCGCAAGTCTGCCCGAGGCCGGGACGGGTGTCAAGGTGGATCCTTTCTGTTTCGCTTGGATTGCCGCTTTGCCAGCTCCCTGGTCTCTCGCCGGTGGCACATGACGCACAGCGTACGGAGGTTTTCGAGCCCACAGGAGCCTCCGCCCTCGACGACCGGAACGATGTGGTCGATTTCCCACAGCCGCCGCGCCAGATTCCAATGACTCTCCGGGAGCCCAACGGCCCGGCACCTGACCTGTAGCTCAGGACCGACAGGCAACCAGCGTGAGATGACGTCCCGTGCCCCGTCCAGCCGACAAGGTCCGTGCCCGCACCGTCCCCAACGCCACGTTGTGTGGCAGCAGTACACCATCCTGTGAGTCATCATCAGCGCTTCGGTTTCGTGTAGCCGCAGCTCTTCCAGCTCACGGAAAAGTCCGATGCAGTCCAACCCGCAGGCCCAGCAAACCCCGTGGTCGCGTTCCTCAACCAACTTGGCCTGGTGGGCCGTGTCCGAGATCACCCGCCTGGCATCGATGCAGGCCTGGCTGCACCAGCTGATCTTGCCCTTCGGGACTTCCTTTCCGCAGCCACGGCACAGGGCTCTCCCGTTGGGACCACGAGGCAAGTCGCGGATCGGAATGTTTTTTGGACGTCGGTTAAACCGATCGGTCATCGCATCAGGTCTTTGCCAAATAGCAGCGCATATCCGAGCACAAGCGCAACTGGGATCAGCAGTGGCCAGAGCAAGATGGCTACGATGGCTACGAAGGGCCGGAAGTCCATGGGCCAGTACTCAACCGGCGGGCCTTCGTTTCGGATGCCGCGGTTGCGCCATTGCCGCCAGCCCAGCACCAGTACCATCCCGAGATGCAGCACGGTGCCCAAGAGCCACGCGCCGATCAGCCAATGTCCAATGATTTCAGTCATGTAGCCTCACTCTTTGTTCATATCCCGATCGGCCAATCGCGCTACTCACATCGCGCCTCCGCCTACCCTCGGCCACAGCCTGGCCGTCGAGCCTTCCCAGACGACCATGACCCCGGCTGCCTGGAGACGCCCGGTACCCGTCGTGGCGTGGCGCTGGAGGGCTCGCAGGGGGCTCCGCCAGGACACGCGCCCAGCAAGCCGCTCGGCCACCTGACGGAGCGTGAGCCCGGGCTCGGCGGTGACGGCCTCGGCCACGATGGCGAAGTCAGCTTGGGCCTTGGCCTGGGTGCGGCGACACGTCCCGAATGCTTGCCGCGTGGCTACTGCTGCTGAGAATCTCATGCTCACCACACTGCTCTCCTTCTCCACTGGAGCACCGTGTCCACGGCCTCTTTGACGCTGTGGACGATGGCGACCCGCGATCCGCAGCCGCGAGCCCTGGTATGCCACTGCAGCTGCTTGGGACTTGGAAGCTGCCCAGTCAGCTTCACTTCGAGCCATCCGCCCCACCCGGCCTCCACGCGGATGTCGGGCGTCCCGGGAGGCACAGCGGTTGGACCATTACTTCTCCGCACACCGTGTTCAGCCTTCACGCGAAACGCCCAGACACCAAGCTTCGCAAGTTGCCGGCAAATGTCTTCCTGAAGCTGGATTTCGGTCATCGCTCTATCCCCAGTTCTCGGATCCTGGCCGCGCTCAGGCGCCAAAGCAGGTACGCACCAAACTTCGCTGTCTCGCTCTCGAGGATCCCCTCTTGCTCGAGCAGTTCCAGGTTGGATCGCACGTAGCCCACGGCATACCCAACCGACCTGGCAACGTCCTCAGTTGCAAACGCCTCCCCCTCCAGCCAGGGCTCAGTCTGGATCAGGGTCAGCACAGCGCGCCGCACATTGCTATCATTAGGGCAGTACGGCGGCGGGTACATGATGCCGCGCAACTCCAGCTGAGCCGGCCCGTCAGTCATCGAACAGGCTCCTTTGCTTCATCTCCGCTGGCGTCTCGGTCTTGGGTGGTTTCCACGATGATGCGTGATGCAGCCTAGCGCGCGCGATCGTGCAGTAGGGGAATTCATCGGTGTCGTACATCTCGATTCCAATGAAGCGGATACGCTCGAGCATGCAGGCGACGCCGGTTGTACCGCTCCCAGCGAAGGGGTCGAGGCAGATGCCACCAGGGCGGGTCACGAGGCGGACTAGCCAGCGCATGAGCTCAACGCCCTTCACGGTCGCGTGGCTGTTGCGTGCGCCGCCGCTCCGCCCAGCTCCGGTCCTCGGGAAATCGAGTGCCGCCGTTCCATCCTTGCGCCGCGTTGCCTGTCCGCGTGTCTTCTTGGGCAGATGCTCGCAACCCGTGTCCCGCTCACGTCTAGACGGTTTGGCCTGATAGAGGAATGGGGCGATGTCGTCGAGCGGACTGGCGCGGAATTGAGGGAAGAAGCGGGAGGCGAAACCAACATCTCCCGCGACAGCTGCATTGTTTCCATGCTTCCTTCCCCTACCATAGCAGACCAAATGGGCCTCAGTATCGGGACATGCTGCATTAGATCCACCATTTCTTAAAAAGCCGCTTTGCCCATCCAATTCCCGAATGGGACACCCCTCCGCGCATCGCTCTCCGCACCCATCGGAATGGCTCAGCACCACGTTGGTCGGCCAGCGCCCGGCGGGGTGACATTGGATCCCGGCACCCGGAGGCGCAGCTATCTTCTCCTCGGTAGGCTTCGCGCTGTGCCCGCTTGCGTGCCACGATGGCGGGCGCTCCGTCCAGTCCGTTGACACGCGGCAGGCGTCGATGTGTAGGCACCCGCAGCCATGGGTCAGCACGTTGTCGACCAGCGTGCCCTTGAACGGCTTGCGAGCAAGAAACCAAAACTCAGCGCTTGGCTTCAGTCCCGTCCCATACCCGTCCCATGCTCGCGACTCGTCACAGCCACCAGCCGTCACCGCTAGCTCGATCGGCTCGGAGTTCTCGGCACCGACCGAGTAGGTACCGCCCTTGTCCTTAGTAGACGTCCCTGCGTTGCCGCCTGCCTGGTAGGTGTGCAGGACGCGGCGTTGAGACGTGGTGCCCATCTTGCGGTCGATACCCTTGGAAACATTCAGACTTTTCGGCATACCCGTCCCGAACAGGTGTGACACGACGTCGCGTACCTCAAACCCGGCCTGCTCAATGGCGAGGCCTGTCCAGTGCGATTTGCGGGGCAGCGCCCAGACGAAAGCGTGCCCTCCGGGCTTCAGGGCGCGGAGGCATTCGGCCATGACCAGCGTGAGCCACTGCACCCACATCGCACGCCCGCCCCTGTCGGAATCCCAATCATTCCCCATAAATCGGATCGCAGACGGTGGGTCCGTCACAATCGAGTCAACCGAGCAGTCCGGTATCAAACGCAACGCTTGCAGGCAATCGTCGTGCAGCAAAGCCCATCTCTGCTCACCACGCAGCACGCGGGCCAAGTCAGCTTCCTGGCAGGCCCGCTCGAACCGCCAGAGATCGCGGTCGACGAGACTCAACTCTATGGAAGCTGGCATCACCTGACCCTCACCTCTTCCACCTCGAGCCCAACAGCCCGGAGTTTTCTGGCGCAATCGTGGGTGCCGCGGCTCTGTGAATCCGGGAAGGCAAAGCCCTTGCCATTCAGGCCTTCCTGAAGCAGCGCCTTTGCAGAGCCTGCCATGCTGGAGTTGCGGACCGGGCCCGCGCGCTTGCCTAACAGATCCCAAATAGCGTGGTGGACGTCGATGCAGACCCCTTCCTCATCGGCCAACTCTCTCGCGGCCCTATCGACTCCGGTGCGACAATCGCCCACGATGAGCAGCCCACCAGCCTTCACCTGTTGTAGAGCAGGACGGATGAGATCACGAAGCTCTGGTTGCCAACCCAGCGACGACCCTCGCCGCGTCCCCGTGATGACGATGAAGTCGAGATCATGCATGGTCTTTCCTTAGAACATCTGTTTGGGGTTCCCGGGTACCCTGTGCCCCGCCGGTGTTCTCCACTTCTGCCCCCATTCTGGATGTTGCCAAGAAACCACTGAGCACTGACGGAGGCCAAGCTTGTGCCTGATCTGATTCAAAGTCACCTGCGGAGCACAACGCGCCCATTGTCTCCCGTGGCGTTCCTGTAGACATCGCAATCGATGGCCTTCCGCCGTTCTCCGCCCTGGGTTTCCACTGTAACATCAGCAACGATCGAATCCTCTTCCGTGACCTCACCCTTACGCTTTCCGTGGACTTCTACTCGGATCGACATGGTATTCAGTGCTCCTCGGTTTTAGAGTAACTGCCTCCGTTTGTTCTTCGGTTCCACCACCTCGTACCCGTGCAACCTGGCCTCCGCCTCCGCACGATCGCGGGTCGGGAAGCCGAGGCAGAGGACGGGGTGGTCGTTCTCGGTGAGAGGCCGGCCCGGTCCCTGGCTCCGTGGAAGTAGCCAGCAGAGCCACCACTGTCTGTGCTTTCTGGCGATGACAGTGCGGGTCACAGTTCGTGCCTCCTGTCCCACCTCTCCTCGGTGGTTTCAGCGTAGTCCTCAAGCGAGTCCGTCCGCTCGATGAGACGCGACAGCCTGAATGACTGCCACGCTGTCCAGATGAGCGACACCAGCGCCAGGCCCGCACAAACCCAACTACCCATGGCTACCTCCACGAACGACGTGTTCCTCCAGCCACTCGTGTACGGCGACTATGCAGTGGAGCCACACAGACTCCAACTCGTACTGGACTGCCGTGCCCTTCTCATTGGCACGAGCCGCCGCATGCTGCTTGAGTCTCGCAGCGGTATCGGTGTCAAAGGTGAGCGCTCTCACCGTCCCACCTGTACATCAGGATATTCCCTCGTCCTGAGGTCCTCAGGCCACTCGGACATGACGGCACCCTTCGAGTCGGAGATCGGATAACGTTCTGCGGCCACCGTCATTTGACGTTGTCCGTGATGTGTACGAAAACGCGCCATCAACACACCTGGGATCACCGGACAAGCTCCAAGTTGTTTAACGTGTACCGGTGTCCCCGCCGCTTGACATTGCTTGACCACCGACTGGATCCAGCCAATGCTACAGTGGCGCGCGCCGGGACCCGACTCGCCGCCCACCACCACCCAGTCCACCCCCCTTACGTGCAGGTGGTGGTCATTGTACTCCGGGAGGCAGCACGACAGATCGACTGGCCCCAACAACGGCTCCAGTGACACCCACCGCACCGCAGCCGGGACTTGTGCGAGGTACGCCCACCGCTTCTCCAGCGCATCCTGGTTCTCGGCGCTGACCCCGACCATCACGTTGGGGAGGGGCCAGGAGATCTTCTGCGCATCGAGCACACCTTTGACCCCTATCCGGAAGGCGGACCCTAGGACTCTTTCAGAGATACTGCATGCCGGTTCTGTTTCAGCCCGTATCCACCGGTAGAACTCCACCATCCGCTCCGGCCGCTTCGTCAGAATGAGGAACTGATGCTGCGGACACGCGGCAGCCACACCGTGAACAGCCGCAATGAACTCGAATGGCACCTTGGGATGGTACAAATCTGACATCGAGTTAACAAAGATCCGCCGAGGCTTGCGCCAGCGCAGCGGCTGCCCAAGACGATCCGAGCGCAGCTGCACTTGTCCTGACCAGTCCACGCGGCCATTGCGGACCGTCGTGAGGCCCTCGAATATATCTCCCGGATGGTCGAATCGGTGGGCGAACCGCGCCGCGTAGCAGTTCCAGCATCCGCTCTCTGGCCCGCCTACACGACTGCAGCCGGCGACAGGATTCCATACGGTAGAGCACCAGCTGATGGTTGTCTCAGCCACCGTCAGTCTCCTTCGGCTCAGGAAACAGACGCTTGCCCTCCCCGTTACCCCATGCAGCATCGGCTTGTCTTCTCAGCGCGATGAGCTCAATTCGGCGCACGAGACCGGGATCCACATTAGCTTTCGCGTAGCACGTTTGTCGCCGCGCCTCGTCACGCTCGTCTAGAGCAGCGCGGTGCTTGACTGCCAGTTCGCCGCGTTCTCGAATCGCATCGTCTGAGTTCTTTCGATAGGCACCAAGTTTCACGCCAGCGTCGTACGGTGTAAGTGCCTCGGTCATGCGTTGCCAGTGTGCCACGCACTTCTCTAGTTCATCGACGCGGGCCAGCGCGGCATCCCGCTCAGCCAACCCTCGCTCTGCCCGCTCAACGCGCGCATAAAGCTCGACGACGATTCGATAGTCCTTGGATTCACCGTATCGTCTGTCCCGCTCGGCAATGTCGGCCAGTGCAGCATCACGCTCACGTCGGACGGCATCTGCGTCGGCACCGCCCTCCAGGCTCTTGCGCGCCGCAGCGATCAGCTGCCGTCGAATGCTCCGGCCCCCTGGTGTCAGACTGTCCTCGGGCACGTCTACCAGCTGGCTCCATTGGAATTCAACGTCATCGGCCATCTCACGGCGCAAGCTCTCGTTCTCGGCCTCGAGCTTGCAGATGCGCTCCTCGGCTGCGATCCTTCTGTCGATTGCGTCATGCAAGTCGGAGACTATCGGGCCGGCGGCATCCTCCATTGCAGCGATGCGCTCTTCGAGTTCGCGGATGATAGCTACGGCTTGTTCGGCTTTGCAGTGATCACCGTCGGGAAAGGCCGCAACGTTGGGGGCACCAATCCCTACGATACACAGACCGTACCGCCTCAACTCGTCCGCCCTGCTCTCAGCCATCGTCAGTCTCCTCGTCGTCTCCGTAGTCGCTTTCGTGGCGCGCCCGCTCTTTGCGCTCAACCAGCCAATCCAGAAGTATAGCAATGGCTACGTAAGGCCACAGCAGCGTGCACCCTAACGCAACGGGCACCCGTCCCTCCTTGGGCAGACCATTGTGGATCAACCGTTTCCACTTCCACGCAACCATGCAAACGCCAATTAGCCACCAGACCAAAAACGTTGCGTCAAAGGACAAATACCATTTGTTGCTCATTCGTCGGTCTCCTTCAGGCAGGCGGCGAGCAGCTCGGGGGGCAATGCTTTGACAGATGCTGACAGCATTTCTATGTCGAACGTTGTGTTTGGATCGACGTCTCGGATCCAATTGACGTCGTCATCGACAAAGGCCGAGACCTTCCTGACCAGCTTCTGCAGCGGCTCCGGAATGGCGGGGCGCATGAGGGTGTCCCACGCGGCCCAAGCTGCCTCTAATGTGGGATCCCATGCAGATGATGCCCCGCAATCGCACACGATTCTGCACCAGTTAGCATATGCGAGCGAGTTCTCGAAAACAGGAGCAGCATGTGCTCCCCCACACACCCGGCACTTCGCGTGGTCAGTCATTGTTGGGTCCTCCTGTTGTGCTCCGCCCGGGAGCGCCGCGGGCGGACGACCGCATCGAACAGATTCTCCAGATCGATGTCCCAATCCGCATCAGGTTCTGTGCTGATCGGCCGCGACTCGGAGAGCTGGACCCTGTGGCAAAGCAGGCTGCGCACACCCTCCCACCATTGGTCCTGGGTTGGTTCACTACCCTTGAAGTAAGGAAGCTCCCTATTGTCGCACCACTGTCTGATCTTCTTCATGGTGACGTCGACCAGCGCGTAGTCCGTCTTTGTAGTCCCCTTGGGCGACTGCTTCTGAGCGACGACGCGGAAGCCGAACTGCTGTCGAGATTCGCTCCACAGAACGACACCAATGGGCACCGCAAGATCCCGGAAATCGTCTAGAACGAACGAAAGAACGGCGTACCTAGAGGACATGACCGCCCCTCGCTGCAGTCTCCATATCGCGCCAGTCGTCCACGCGAACGATCTCCTCGGCTTCGTCGGGACCAGGCACCTCGCGGTAGTCGAAGCCGATAGCCTCGCACTCGAGCAACTGCTCCGCCAACTCGCCGGGGTACCATCCACCTGGGCAGTACCAGGAGCGGATACGCGCGCAGGGCAGGCAGGTCTTGCACCGCTCAACTTCCCCATCGTAGCCACAGGTGTCGACGCGGTACCGGGTGCCAGGTCGGATGATTTCGTGGCACTCACAGCATTCGTGGGGTTTGCGCGCCACCCGTTCCTCAACGCAACTGAAGTCACACTGCTCTTCGCAGTCGCAGGCGATGATGGTCATCAGCATCTCCTCAGGGTCTTCGTGGACCCGTCAGGCTTCTGGAAAACCACAGTCCCCCCAGCCTCCCAGTGCTTGCGGCAAGCTTTCAGCACACCGCGGGCGACGGCGTCGTCGGCGCGCTCAGGCCCCCCGATGTCGCGCCATAATAGTCGCACCAGATACCACACGAGGTAGCAGCCCGCACCAAGCCCGAGCAGTCGCCAAGCCCAGCAGTAGATCTCAAGGTACATCAGCGGCTCCTTCCGCCTCCTGGCGCTGCACGGCGACGAGCCCCAACCGTATCACCTCGAGCTCGACAGACCTACGTGCCCGGTCGACGTCGGCACCGGTCCGTGCGGCCCGCGTCTCGGCCAACTGCCGCAGCAGTTCGTCGTGGACGAACGTCAGCCGCAGCATGGGGCCGTCACTCACCGGCCCACCTCAGGCCCGATACCGGTCAGAAGCCACACCAGACGACACCCAAGCGCTTGGGCCAACAATGCCGCCCGCTTGGTGGTGGTGTCAGCCCCCAGCTCCAGCTGCGAGAGCCATTGTCGGCTGGCCCCGAGTTGAGTTGCTACCTCTTCCTGCGTCAGGCCTAGGCGTTCTCTGCGCCGTCTGACCCGCGAACCGATTGATTCCATGACCAGGACTATACCCGCCCAGAGGGAGCTGTGCAAGTTTTCTTGACAAGCCACCTGGACCGATTCATACTCGGATCATGCACAGCTCACCCAGCGCAAATAGCCACGCCTGGGCATCGGCGATACCGCTGCGCTGGCACGCAGGTCAGGACGCGCCGGCTGTGCCGACCAACAACCACGGGGAGTACAATGGCCACAGAACAAAAGTACTATGCAACATGCAACGGGGTCCGATACACGGGCCCACTGACGTTGGCAGAGGCCCAGCGTTACGTCGAAATGCGGCGACACGACAGGAAAAACCCGCGATTGACCGGCGAACGCAAAGATCATCCTGACAATCTTACCTTCGGGGCCAAACAGAATTGGGACGTGGTGCCAGCATGATTCGCGCTCAGCACATCGAGTCCGGCAACGTGCTGGAACTCTCGCCAGATACGATCTGTCTGCTCGTGCCAGTTGACCTATGTGGGGCTCGCCCCAGGGCCACAGAAATGCTCGGCTGCAGATTCTCTGCTGATGGCTCCGTTGGTACAGGCAAGGCCTGCAAGCCCACACGGCTCTCGGCCCTGCAAATCGGTGATGAGGCCTGGATCCTCAGTGAGTATGACCTGAGCTTGGCCCAGGCAAAACACGACCACGTCCGGGTGGTGGGGGTGCGGCCGTGACCATCGCACAATCGGCGCATCTTGCTGCCCTTCAGCTGCTCACCGGCGGGCTGGTCGATGACTTCCCTGAACACGGCGGGGAAGTGACGACGATCGACGGCATCGACTACCCCCTGGACGCATGCCACGTCTGCGACGGGCGCGGGATGAACTGCCCGGAGTGTGGGGGTAGCGGAAACGCCCCGATGCCCACGTACCCGGAGGAAGTCTGATGTCTGATGATGCCAAGCATGAGCAGGACAGGCTGGCCCTGGCTCTGCGAATTGATTTTCTAAGGGACGTGTGTGTGCGAGAATTGCGGTCTCTTAGCGACGACCTGGAACGATTAGCGCGTCGTATTGAATCTGGCTCAAGACCCAATAACCTCGGTGAGTTGCAGTCGCGACCGGGCTTCATTGACTGTAGGCTTGCTGCTCTTGGAGAACTCATGTCTGTAAACGAGGGTCGACGCCTGGACAAGGCCAGAGAGGAGGAGCTCTGATGCCGGACAAAATACTCAAGCCTGAAGGCAACTGGAAGATCCTCTCCGCCACCTATTGGATCAGTCCATCCAAGTATGGCCAGCGATACTGCTGCAGGTTTTGCGGGAAGCGCGCGCTGGGCCTGGGTGGCAACTCCCACAACCACTTTGCATGGTGTCGACGCCTGAACAAGGTCAGAGAGGGAAAGGTGCGCTGATGTTCTTCGCGGCACTCAACACACCCTCCGATTCCACGCGCCTCGCCAACACGATCGCTGTGCACGGTGTCCGTGCTGCATACTGGTACCGACGTGACGAGCTTGAGTTTGTCTACGCGCTGACAGCGATGCAGCAACTTCATTGCATTGCCATCGAAATGGCGCAAGAATCAGACGTTGCCAGCCTTCTAGGCTCGGCCCTCAATGCGCGCAGGGGGCCGTCTGGGTGAACGCTGGCGTCTTGCCGAGTGGACGCAAAACGCTCGGCCTGACCGGCTACGACCTCGGTCGTGTCCGGCAGCTGGTCGACGAGCCGTCACCCCTCCCCGGATGGTTCGTCGCCCAGCTCCTGGAGACGACAGGAGATGACAATGGCGAATGACGCTCAATTCACAACCGATGGGATTGCGATCTCAATCAGCTGGGAGAAGCTCACCGAAACCCTGACTGACGATGCGCGCCGGGAGCTGCTTGCACACCTGGCATGTGATGCCACCATCTTCCGGTGGTGCATTGACCAGCTTGCACACGGGTTTTTCGAACCCGACGACGATACCCCCATGTCTTGGTGGAGCACAGATGGATGCACGCTGGAGAAGGCCCGCGCGCGCTTCGACGACGCATTGCCAGACGTGGCCGAGCACCGTATCCGCGACCTGAAGAGTCAGATGCGCAGCGAGTATCTCCGCGGTGTTAGGAACGCCCAGCACGTAATCGCGGACGCGATGGGGCTGAGCTGCGATTCCAAGTTGTGGTCTACCATGTGCGACGCAACTCAGAAGCTCTCCCAGGAGTCTCGCTAGGGGAAAGGCTGATGCCCCCGATCACCCACGACTACACCAAAGACGAATGGGCCGAGCTTGAGGCCGAGGCCAGAAGGCAAAAGCGCAAGCTGCGCGCATTCCTCCGCGACTCCCCGCTGGAGATCGCGCGCGCCCAGGCCCAGCTCACGAAGGCACGGAGCTACCAACCAATCGAGCACAACCCGATCCGCAACGCGCCGACCGGGACAGGCGAGGACGGGGGACTGTAGTGGCAAGAGTGCTACACTGCTCTGAGCAGGAGTACCACGCCGACCCGTGCGCCACACCATCACTCAGCTATTCAACGGCGGCTGAGCTGATCAATATGTCACCTCGGTCGGCACATTACTACCATCCACGGCTCGGTGGTCATCGTAAGAAACAGACGGCCGGCATGAAGCTCGGGTCGCTGGCGGACGCGCTGATGCTTGGAGGAGAACACAGGATCGTCGAGTTTGCAATCGACGCCTGGCGCACGAAGGCCGACAAGGCGGAACGGGATCGGCTGCTGGTCGACCGCATGCTGCCAGCTAAGAGCCAGGAGCTCGCGGACGCCAGGGCATTGGTTGGACCTCTGCGGGAGCTGATGGCTGACTTCGGTATCGCGTTGGACGGTCAGTTCCAGGTTGCGATCGAGTGGCAGGAAGATTCCCAACTCGGACCCGTACTATGTCGGTGCAAGCTCGACCATTTCGCAGAGCGCGACGGCATGGCCTACATCGACGACCTGAAGGCAGTCAGCGACGCACGTCCGTCAAAGGTGCATCGACAGGCCATCGCGTTCGGTTACGACATCCAGGCATCTGCCTACACGAGGGCCGTCGAGGCATGGCGTCCGGATCTTGCTGGGCGGGTGGTGTTCCGTGATCTCTACTGCCACGTCGGCGAGCCGCTGGACGTCGTCCCGGTCCGGGCTACCGGAGAGCTGCTGGAGTTCGGAACACGCCGCTGGCTCCGGGCCGTCGAGCGCTGGGCGCGATGTCTGCACACTGGCAAATGGCCAGGCATGGTGGACCGCATCATCCCGGGCGAGGTCCCGGCATATTGCCTGCAGCAAGAAGAGCAGGCTTCACTGGACGACGAAGACGAGGAATTCGAATGATGAGGCAATTCACGAGCAAGAAAGCAACACGGCAGAGCGTCCCACTGCTGTTCGGTATCACTGGCCCGTCAGGAAGTGGAAAGACGTACTCCGCGCTCCGCCTGTCCCGTGGTATCCAAAGAGTCGTTGGCGGCAGTATCCACGTCATCGACACCGAGCACAACAGGTCTCTCCACTACGCCGACGACTTCGACTTCACCCACGTACCGTTCGATCCGCCGTTCAGTCCACTCGACTATCTGGCCGCAATCGAGCATTGTGTGTCCGAAGGCGCCAGGACAATCGTGGTGGATTCTACGTCACATGAGCATGAAGGGCCAGGTGGAGTGTTGGAGTGGCACGACAAGGAAGCTCACCGGCTCGCCGAGAAATACAAGAGTTCTGTCGATGCCCAGAACTTCCCAGCCTGGACTGCCCCCAAGGCTGCGCGTACGCGGATGATCCAGAGGATACTGCAGCTCGGGTGCAACGCAATATTCTGCTTCAGAGCCAAAGAGAAGATGCGCCCGCCAAATCGAAAAAAGGGCGAGCGTGATATGGTGGAACTAGGATGGATGCCGATCGGAGCCACCGAGCTTGTCTACGAGTTCGTTGCTAACGCTCTGCTCGACGCGGGGTGCAAGGGCGTGCCTACCTGGCTCCCAGCGCGTCCAGGTGAGATCCGGATCACCAAACTGCCACGGCAATTCGAAAGCATCCTGAACCCCAACGGACAGCCCGCACAGCTATCCGAAGACTTGGGAGAGCTTATGGCCAAATGGGCAGCGGGGACCGACCCGTTTGCAGAAGCCATGCAGGCGATCCGGTCAGCTTCGAACCAGGAGCAGCTTGCGTCTTGCGCCGAGCGACTCAAGACAGTCAAGGCAGCCAAGTCGGTCACGCCCCAGCAATATCGTCAGCTCACCGACGCCTGGAAGGCCCAGCAGGCAGGCATCGAGGCAGCCGACAACGACGCAGCCGCCGGCGCGCAAACGGACGAACATCCCGACTCCGACAACGACGGGAGGTAGGTGGCGTGCAGCTTGCTATCTACTTGAGCGGCCTGAATACCGGAGGGCGCGTCCCCTTGGGATAGATGTTGATGTTCCGGACAACCGGCTTCTTGTCCACCCAGCCGGTCTTGGTCTTGACAGAAACATCAATCCTTGCTCGGATCTTTGTAGCACCGCCCAGCTTGGCTCCCTTCAACCGGTGTCGACCATCCTGGATCGACACGTGCGGCTTACCTCCAGGTCGCGTGTACTGAACCTCTACGTGGATCGGGTCGAATGTTTTTCCCCAGTTTTTTGACCCAGTTTGACCTGTGGCGATTGCGTTGGCTTGAGCTCGGCTCTGTACACCGAGGTAGGCAGACGCACGGCCCCTGGGGTCACGCATGCCCTGGCGCAGATACGACACCGACCGCGATCCAATGCCAATGCTGTTAACATCGTCTACAGCGCCGGCAACAATGCCTCCGCCTCCCCCTCCGTGTCTACTCCCGCCCTTGCCTTTGCTCATTTGCTGCTCCTATACTTCGCCATGTGATCCGGAAACCAGATCGCACCAGACGT